TAAACTTACAAAGTTCACCATCGATGTGCGTCTTGATCGTATGTACGAGTATTCTTTGTCTTCCGGCGATATCATGACCACCATTCTTCCAGAATATCAAGAGGTCAGCAAAATGACAGAAGAAGAATTTTCTGTCTGGTTCAAAGAGAAACTCATCGATCTTGTTCATTCGCAGTATTCTTATGAATCGATAAAGGATTCAATAGAATGTTTGGCTATATATGAAGTTGCTCACAGATTTAATTTAGACGACTTCGATACAGCGATGGAAGATTCCTCACCAACCGAGTAAGACCTCTAAAAAATTCTATCATTGATAAGAAAATTTAGGCAAAAAAGGTGATTCTAATCGGATACTATACTTCATACACATTAACCGCGCAAGCAGAGACTATTGACCAATCTTTGTTAGACAGACTCAAGGAGAGTTTGAAAAACGCCAACATATTGAAATACGCTTTGGACGATAGTTGGACCGAAATTGAAAAGCATCCAAATTATCAAGAAGTTTTCTTCGATACGTATGATGATGTCAAATGGTATTCTCACTCGGACGACATGAAAGTAATCAGCGAAGCTTATCCTCAACTTACTTTCTGTCTTCACGGAGAAGGCGAAAGCCGCGACGACACCTGGGACGAATATTGGCAAGCAGGCAGAAACGAATTATGTGAATATCATTGGACGGTAGATAAGCCGTCTAATATTATTTGGAGATAATTATGGTCTGGCTGCTGATCAGTATTATTTTAATTATGGTTATCCTTATGCGCGTAGAGTCTCCTCGGTTCGACGAAGACCGCAATATGAACTCTCTTGTTAGACATTCCATTCAACGAGAATGCAAACCCGCACCACGTCGCCATTCTCGATGGAATCAATATATATAAAGGAGTGATTAACTTGTCTATTTTTCGATAGGCATATTCGATCAGAATGAGAGGTGTTGTCTTTGATTGATAAATCAAACTGCACAATAAACACATTGATCGAAAATGACGACACATACAAAAGGCTGGATTCTGGCTTATATTTCAGATCTCCGCACGAAGTATTTGGCGTTATTTCTGAATTAGAAGGCGTCACCAGCGAACTAGAAAAGAAGATTGAAATCGACATGAATATCTTCAAAAGAAATCTGCGTCAAAGCGAAAGCCACATGATCGAAGCAACGTTGATAGAAATTCAAAACAACGCAGCTGAATCAATAGCTAAACATGTGCAAATGGCTTCCGCTGCACGAAAAGCTCTCACGAGTCTGAGACTGTATGAATCAAGAAACGGAGAAACAGCAACGTGAAGATAATCGATTTCGAACAAAAAGGAAACGTTGTTCGTTTCTATCTTGGAAACAACGATTGTTTCGATTATTACGGCGACGATTGGAACGACGCTCCATACGACTGCAATGCGGGTTTAGTCTATGAGCAGTTTATTTCCGGCTATGTCGATCTGGCTTTTCCTTTCGATTATATCGTTCTTCAACCATGTGATAACTACTATGGACATGATTGCCACTTTACAAAAAACGATATGAAAAGCCGCGTCACACCATGTATCATTGCCGTACCTTATTCAGTGCATCAATCTTGCTGGTCTACCAGGACTTTTGATGATTGGGTAGGCTCCGATCAGATCATCAAATACTACATGGGAGACAAAATGGACGTAGAGAAAGGAGCTGTTCCTTTTGAATTGGCGAGAGCATTAGGATGAGTTGATTTCACTAACTGTATGTTTTTGTTTGTCTCTGTCAAGTAACATCAAATCATTAAGCACTGGCTTACCACAAAGCGGAGTAGGTTTATTTCTGGATATTTTCATTATGTCAATCTTTTTGATGACTTGCTTATGTATATTTGCTGACTTGTATAAGGTAAGGTGATACATATCAGCAAGAAATCATATTTGTCAAATCAGATCAGACTAATGACAATATCAACTTTCGATTTGTTTACCGCTGACGAAACAGAAATCTACCAAGATCTTCTTACTAAACTAAATGAAATATCTGTTTAGCGGGCAACGTTGAAGCCGAAAGATTTAAAGAACAATCCAGACTACATTCGATAGTGCGATGAACGCAGCTGCTAGCAAAACAAGCTAGCCGAACAAATATCTAAGCATGCTGGTACACCGAGAAACGTTCAACTGGACAAGGTACTCGACTACAAATATTTCACCAACGAAGACGGTGAAGTTTCCTGGCCTGCTGGAGTTACTTGGTGGACTCTGAAAATGTCAAAACGCATAGCAGAATTTTCTTCCGAGGAAAGCCGCGCTATGGGTTTGAATCATTAGGATATCACGTTCGACAAAATCATCGTTAAATGGAAATCTCTCGATCTTCTTGAGCAGCTTGTGAAAGACGGATTTGTCATGCCGATCCTTCAACCAGATGGAAGTCTGATTGTTAAGAAATACAGAGTTGCCACTGCGTCAGCAGGACAATAGCGAACCGATAAAATTCAGTGTGTTTCAGAAGATATGTGGGCAAAAATCCACAAACAACTGGAATGCGGCATGGATTGGGAAACGCTAAACACAAAGGGAGGCATTAACGTCAACAAACTGTTGGCTTATCAAGCACTCCCCTGCTCCGCAACTGATGAATGGAATGACGTCACGATCGATGAATGTATTGTTATTAAGGATTTCGAAGCTCCTGTTACAGGCGTCTTAGATTTCATCGAACCAAACTATACCATGACACGAGGCATACGAACGGTGAACATCAATCATACTGATGGTATTGGAATGATGCTTCCTTCCGTAAGCCGCAGTAATTTCATGGTCAGAGCGCCTTGGATTAAAGGATTGTTGACCAGTTTCGATTATCTCGAATTCTGCAAACACCACGGCATCGAACCGGTGATAGAAGATTATTGGGGAGTCAAACACCATCTCGCTGAAGAGAACATTCGTGTCATCTTCACAGAGTCTCAATTCAAACTAGCCAAATACTATGACGATTGGGATCATTATAAGCGATGTTTCAAAGAATGTGGCTGTCATTAGTGTGCAACAAACTATGAAGAAGACTATATTGCCGATACTTATCTAAACTATCAGATGATTCAAACGCTTACGGATTTCTCAGATCGCGAGATCGATTAGTTTATTCGTCCGACTAAGCAGAAAATCGAATCAATCAGCGAAGATAAGGATACAATGCTTCGTGTTTTAAACGCTGAAGAAAACTCTGATTCTCCATATAGACAAGCTTTATATTTTTATCCAGAGTTGCTGCGCGAAGCATATGCTCGCAATACTCTGAAAGATATTAAGCGGCGCTGGGTGTAGGATGCACGTTCCGGTAAAATTAAATGCCGGAATAAACGTTTGTTTGCAATACCTGACATGTATGCAGCTTGTGAGTTTTGGTTTCTCGGAATCAAAGAGCCGCATGGTTAGCTTCAAGACGGTGAAGTAGCTTGTAAAGTCTATGAGCAATACGATAAAGCAGATGTGTTACGTAGTCCGCATCAACAGAGGTGCCTTCTTGCAGCAATGCAAGTCGAATAACGTTGTGAACGTATAAACGGTGTCGCAAGAATTCTTGCGGCTAACGGAGAAATCTAAACGAAAGGAGGTGTACTAATGAGCAAACTTAAAGACTTAACTGGACAAACATTCGGTAGACTTACTGTTATTAGTCGACTGCCAAATTATATCCAACCAAACGGTCGATCTCGTACTCGATGGTTGTGCCAATGTGAATGTGGAAACCAATATATCGGTGACGGATCTCATCTTTTACACGGCAATACGAAAAGCTGCGGCTGCCTTCATCGAGAAACTAGCTCCGCGTGGGCTAAAACTAAGATTCCTGCAAAAGCAAGTGCGCAAGCTCGAAAACAAGATTTAACAGGCCAACAGTTTGGTAAGTTAACAGTAATAGAATTCGCTGGAAACGACGAGAAAACACGCAAAGCAATGTGGACATGTCAATGCGAATGTGGGTCTAAAACAGTCGTACGTAGCAATCATTTACTCAGAGGTCTTGTAAAGAGCTGTGGCTGTACTCAATCTTTTGCAGAAGAAACGATTACGAAATTTCTCAATGGACTCGATCTCAAAGTTAAGAAAGAAGTTTCTTTTCCGAATCTCGTTAGTTCACGCGGCGGATTGCTGCGATTTGATTTCGCTTTCTACGACAACGAAGAGCGATTGCTTGCTGTTCTCGAATATCAAGGAGAACAACATTCAATAAAACGAAACCAAAAATTTGGCAAACAACAGCGTGAAGAAACTGATGCTCTTAAAGTTAGTTATTGCGAAGAACACAATATCCCATTGTATCAAATATGGTATAACCAAAACGTTATCTACGAGCTCCTTAGTGCATTAGCCGACATATATCGCATGACAACTCCGTGCCAAGCTGATGATACATCAGAAGGTGTAACGACTATCTCGGAAGAGAGTAGGGAACAGTGAAATTCTGTTTCCCGAAGCGCAACGCATCCTACTGCAGGATGATGATATAGTCTACTCCCTGGAGAAATCCAGGGATTTTCAATGCTCTATATGGAACACGCTGTTCGTACAATCGTCCATGACCCGGCTATCTATCATTGGTTTTACACTAAAGGCATATATACCAGCTGCCACGATCTGATATCTCGAATTCTACAATTCGATGTCGATGGTGATCAGCTGAACGTTATTGTAGATCCGCTTATCGTAGAAATCGCAGAGCGAAACCTAAAGAAATACGATGTGGTTCCTCTGTTTTATGATGCAAACAAAGCTTCCGCTGAGTTGCTGTCGAGAGAAACTATGTTCAAAGGCTTGAAACGAGCTCATGAATATAGCGGCATCGGTCAAGTAAGCAATGCTTTGACGAAGTTGTGGAACCGCGATGAACCCGATCGATTTGCTGCGGCTATGCTTTGTTACTACAACAACCAAGTAATCGATGCTGCAAAAACAGGAAAAATCAACGGCTACAAAGATTATCCTGCCATGCTTTCACGCATCAACAAAGCAACAGGCGGTCCTTCTGGACGTATGCCTCATTTTTTCCAGTATTCAAAAAATGGCAGACGCTTTCTGGATGTATGCACTGAGGATCAAAAAACTTATTGCAAACCCAACGAGTCCGTCATGAATAGAATCTGTTCTCGATTCGACAATATTAAACAAATTAGTAGTAGAATTCCTGGAGTTCCACCATTCAATTGGCAAATGTAGATGCCTAAACCAGATGCCCGTAAACAATTCGATCAAAACGCAGCTAATAGAATTATTGACATTTTTCTTTCTTCCAATGACAGTAACAAACCAAACACGATCATATTCAACCTGGCATAGGAGAATAACGAAAGATACAATATTCTTGGTTTGGATTTTGTCAAAGAAGACATAGAACATCGCTAGATAGAAGAATTTGGCAGTCTTGAGAACACCTATCCTGTTATGGTTAAACATTTGTTTACCGGAAAAAACTTCAATAAATACAATTGCAAACAAATCTTTTGGAAATTATATGGAGACATTGCCATTAAGCATCTAAAGGCCAATTTAACTTCATACTACGTTTGTTCAAATTGCGGTGCGAAAATACCGAACTGGGCAAGCGGACATATTTGTATTCATGAATCCAAAGGTTTCTTTGAATGTATAGATTGCGGAGCGATTTGCGAAAGAAAAAACTCAAGACAATGCCGCTGCTTAAGTTGTCAACAAGAGCATTCGTCTAATCTGCGAAAAACTGTAAACAAAAAGTACTACAAAAACAAAGTAAAGGACGGTGGATAACGCTTGTATTGCTATCTCGGCATCGTTGCAGAGGAAGACTAGAAAAACGGTATCATTATCCCCTCCTATATCTAGTGTAAATCACAAGGAACATCAGAAAATCGTTCATGTTGGCGAGTAGCGAAACAAAACGAGAACAACGCTTAGCGTAACATGAGCAAGGTTCTTGTAACATCTCTCCTTGGCAACGATGATATGATCGATTTTCTGTGTAGCTATCGTACCAGAGACCATATGCACAACGACAAACACTACTCGCATGAGAAAACCAAAAAATATTACCCTCACGGAGGAATGTTTTGGTTCGAATGCGATAAACAAGGCAATCCTCTAGGAACAGCAACTTTTATTATGCGAGTTCCAGTCGCTAAAAAAGAGACTGATAGTGGTCTAAAACGATAGCGTGAAAGACAACAATATGTTCCCCCTATCAACACGGTATAGGCAAGGGAGCCGACATGTGAGGTTATGGAGTTCACCGATCACAAACCTCACCTACCGCAACGAAGGAGACGAACATAATGACAAACATCTCGAAACAAGAATCAATTTTCAATACTCTAAACGCAATCGACTGTAGCGCCCACGTCGAAAAGAAGAACGGACTTTCTTATCTTTCTTGGGCATGGGCGTGGGGTATTGCAAAAGAGTGCTATCCCGAAAGCTATTATACGATTTATGAGAATCCAGACGGCTGGAATTACTTCAGCGATGGAAAAACTTGCTGGGTCAAAACAGGAGTTACAATCGTTGATAACGAGTATTCTTTGGAACACATTGAGTACCTTCCTGTGATGAATTACAAGAATGCATCCATCCCGCTAAAAGACGTTACCTCATGTGACGTAAACAAGACTATTCAGAGATCACTTACAAAAGCTATCGCAAGACACGGTCTTGGCCTATATATCTATGCCGGCGAAGATCTACCAGAAGCCGCGATCGAAGAAAAGAAAGCGGCCGAGGCAGAGAAAGTAAAGCAAATGGCTCAGATCTCTGCGGTCATCCAACAAATCGATTCTGAAATCAAGAAAGTAACAACCTCCATGAACAAGGACGAAAAGGTTGCTTTCGCAAACAACACCATTGTTCCGATCATTGGACAGGTTAACTATAAGACCTGTCGCGATGTAAACAAACTCGAAGTCCTCTTAAATAAAATCAAAGCCGCGTAAACGGAAATAAATTAAGACGATTCGAAAATCCCGTATATGAGAAGAGAAGTGCAAAAACACCTCTCAAATAAGAAAAGAGGAATGAATTATGCCAAACAACGCAAAAATCTCTATCCTTGGCAATCTGACGAGAGATCCTGCAACTCGTCAGGTTCGCGCAAACAACGTCGTTTCTTTCTCTGTCGCCGTCAGTACGCTGACTAAGAAAGAAGATGGAACCTACGATTCCAACTTCTACGATGTATCTGTCTGGGGCAAGCAGGGCGAATATCTGCTACAGCGTCTACAGAAAGGAACTCAGGTGTGGGTCACAGGAGACTTTGAACACGCCGTCTATACCGATAAGGACGGAAATCCTCGCTGCTCTCTACGTGTTACGGCAAACGATGTACGCGTTGTCGCTCGCGGTAAAGGAGACTCTGCTGACGCTCCTCGTGCTGCTGTCGCCCAGCAAAATAACGACGAACTCCCCTTCTAAAGATTACTTCAAAGGATGTGCAATTAAATGAACGATATCACAAGTGCGGTCGTCGCACTGGCTGAAAAGCATCTTGGAGATTTCCGCATTCGAAACGGTCAGGTCGTCGCCCACTTGTGTCCGTTCTGCAATGGTGGAGAAAATGGCGATACGGATACTTTCGCGGTAGGTATGCACAATGGAGCATTTTCTTGTCTTCGCGGAGGCTGCAATAAAACAGGCAGCTTCCGCGAGCTCTGTGAATTCTTCGGCGAAAGACAGGTAAGCGTGGTTAACGCTCCTAAAACAGTAGGAACAAACAAGAAGACTTATGAAAAGCCTAACCCGGAGATGCTCAAACCTTTAACCGAAGAAGCAATCACGTATTTTGCAATTCGCAAAATCAGCGAAGAAACATAGAAGGATTTCAACGTTTCTACCGACGACAAAGGAAACATTGTCTTTCCTTTCTATCGCGACAAAGATCTTACTTTCGTCAAACTGCGCAAACCTAAGAAGCATACTAAGGCTGACGGGCCTAAAGAATGGCAACTTCGAAATACCGAATCGATTCTATTTGGCATGAATATGGTATCTTTCAATAAACCATTGATTATTACCGAGGGTGAAATCGATACTTTGTCTTTGTATGAAGCAGGTTGTACCAACGTCGTATCTGTACCTTGCGGATGCAATAACATGGATTGGATCACTAATTGCTGGGATTGGCTCGAGAACTTCTCTCAGATCATCCTTTTCGGTGATAGTGATGAACCCGGCATGGACATGGTCAACACGCTGATGAAGCGTCTTGGAGAAGACAGATGTCTTATTCCTGGTCAATATCCAGATCTAATCGTTGACGGAGTGAATGCCAACAGGGCCTGCAAGGATGCAAACGAGATTCTGTATACATACGGCCCGGAATACCTGTATGACTTTGTCAAGAAGTGTGAACCTGCTCCAATCAAAGGTATTCTGAATCTTGCCAGTGTTCCCTTCGTCGACCCTACGACTATTCCGCGTATCTTCACAAGGATCCCCGCTTTGGATAACGCTATTGGCGGTCTCGGAGAAGGCGGTGTCACGGTGTTTACCGGCAAGCGCGGTGAAGGCAAAAGTACGCTCAATGGTCAGCTTCTCCTGAACGCTATCCAACAAGGCTATAATGTCTGTGCTTACTCTGGCGAGCTTTCTGCCTATAAATTCCTTGAATGGATTATGGCTCAAGCTACCGAGAACAAGTATATTACGACAAAAACAGACGTTCGCAGCGGAAAGTCTTATCCATTTGTTCCTCCTGAAATTCAGCAGCGAATCAAATCATGGATCGATGGACGCTTCTATCTATTCGATAATGCCTATATTGACGATGCTTCTCAGCAAGATGCGATTATCAAAGTGTTCACTATCTGCGCCAGGAGATATGGCTGTAAACTATTCCTGGTAGATAATCTGATGGTAGCACTCACATCCGCTGACGAAGAGAATAAGGCGCAAGCCAAGTTCGCAGCCGCTCTCAAAGCATTCGCTGTGAAGTTTAAGGTTCATGTTATCCTGGTTGCGCATCCTAGAAAAACCAAGCAAGGCGAAAACATTACGAATGACGATGTCTCCGGTTCTAGTGCTTAACTTTAGGCACTTTATACGGTAACGTATAAAATAAACGTGGTGAACGTACACATGTACGGTGTCGCTATAATGCGGCTAACAGAGAAAAACTAAACGATGCTTATGACGAAGCCCTCCTTCCCGCAGTGAAATCCACATTAACAAACATAAAAGCATCGCATGTCAACTCTGTGCCAAGCACAGCAGAAAAGCTGTGAAGGTGCAACGACTATCCCTAACGGGAGTAGCTTGTAGGTGCAATTCCTACTTGCGAAGTGCCACGCCCCAGTCTGACTGGGTGAAGATATAGTCTATTCCGCTACAAAATATCGGGAAACCGACGGTATATTAAGATCACGAATCTTGCAGATAACGTCATCTCGGTAGAGAAACCCAATCTGCGGATCACTAAGAACCGCGAGTTTGGTATTCTCGACTATATCGAATGTTGCTACGATCCTTGCAACAGACGTATTTATCAGGCGAACACAGGTGACCGCACTGTTTATGGATGGGATCATCAAGGTATTATGATCCCGGAAGACCAAGCTTGCGTCAGACCTGAGTTTGCAATTCAATCTGGAGAGTCTACCGGCTACTCCAAACAACCGTTTTAACGACTGAGATTATTTTTCGTGATTAGCTTCTTATCAGTCGGAAAGGAGCTTTCATGGATAAATTTTTAAGAACAGAAACAGAAACTATAGACGAATTTCTCTGGAGAATAGGATGCTTGAAAGAAAAAGGCGTATGCAGCCTGACATGGACAGAGCTTGCGCCCATTCTCAACACCTGTTCTCCAGAGTCAGAACAGAACTATTCAGAATCTTACTGGCGTAAACGTTTCAAAGCCATGACGGTCGATCGCGAACTGTATGAAGAACCAGAAGAAGAATCTTCCGAAGGAGAAGCAGAAGAGCCTGATATTTCCTGCGAATCTCAAGGAAATCTGTTTGACAATCTCCAGAACTTCATTTTGAAGATTGAAAAACAAAGGGTTCGGGTAAGAGATGAACGTCAATCTTACAGCCGCTGTCTCCGACATGACGCTCGCCAAGATTCAATTTTAGACATGTTCGCCGAGAAGATCGAAAAGGTTACTCCTTTCGAACCGTGTCCCGTCCAAGATCCTTCCGAAACAGCAATCTATGCCATGTAGTCTGACATCCATTTTGGTATGACCTTCGATAATTATATCGGGAAATATGATTCTGTAATCGCTTCAGATCGCGTTATGCGATATGCAGCAGAAATCATTCGTATCGGACGTCAAAACAATTCTACTACATGTTATGTATCTTTAATGGGCGACTTGGTAAGCGGCTCCATTCACCAAACGATCCGAGTTGAGAACAAAGAAAACGCTATCGAGCAAGTCATTGGAGTTTCCGAGCTTGTTTCAAGCTTTCTTCATCAGCTGTCCAGCTATTTTTCTACCGTATTTGTAAACAGTGTAGCTGGCAATCATTCTCGGCTTGATCCCAAAGGAGAAGACAGTCTTCGCGGTGAAAAGCTCGACTCGCTCGTACCGTGGTACTGTAAAGCAAGATAGTCAGCATGCAAAAACATCGTGTTCGTCGACAATATCTACGATGATACCATTGGTTCTTTCGATATTTACGGCAATCATTTCGTGTGCGTTCACGGAGACATGGACAACGATCTGAAGGTGTCTGCTCAAAGAATCGAAAGACTCACATCCAAAAAGATCGACTATCTGCTTGCTGGTCATATGCATGTCGCAGAGATGTATATTGGCAACATCGGATATATCCGAAATGGTTCAGTGTGCGGCTCTGGAGATGAATATACCGTCAAGAAACGACTGTTTGGATATCCTACGCAAGTGTGTTTTACCGTAACAGACAAAGGCGTAGAAGCTATCTACCCTGTTCGACTGTGAGGTGAAACATATGAAACGTACAGTATCTTTTCAAACAAACGATTCTGATTTCGCTAAAGAGTTCAAAGAAGGATTTCTTTCTTCTTCTGAAAACTGGATCGAAAGCGATTGCCCTAATTTACGAATCGCCATTTCCTTAGATGCACTAAAGAAAGGAAAAACAACAGAATGTCCACCATTCTATGTGTTCGTTAACTCTGAAAACAACGAAACAACAGTGGCTGAAGGAACATATTTTGAAGCAAAGCAAATCAATGAGATCTCATATTATTTCTTTCCAGATGTCGACACTCATTATATTTGCAGCATTTACGACAACGGCAAACTGATCAATTCGAAAACCATGATGGAAAACATTATGGAAGATGTGGGAACTCAAACGCATCCATATGCCATCGGTTTTCAATTTGGAGTTCATTTGGCAAGCGTGATGGATGTAGAACCGGAGGTGAAAACATGAGCCTCCTAAAAGAAAATCACGTCTATTCATACAGCCAGTTATCCAGCTTCTCTGAATGTCCTTACGGATTCTACCTTGGCAGAATCGAAAAAGTAGAGCAGCAATCCAACGGATTCGCAGAACAAGGAACGCTGATCCACGATCTTCTGGATCGCTGGGCAAAAGGAGAACTATCCAAAGAACAGCTTCCCGAAGAATACGAGCGGCGCTATTCAGAAGAAGTCGTCACGGCTTTCCCTCGGATGCTAGCCGTCAAAGGATATACTGAAAAAGCATATCAGCTTGGTCTTGAGTATTTTCAAAATTTCGACGAGTTCGTTGGGTACACAGTTGTCGCTACTGAAGAGAAATTCGAAACAACTATTGCTGGACGAAGATTTGTTGGCATTATTGATATGATCGTCAAAGATGATCTCACCGACGAACTGGTAATCGTAGACCATAAATCAAAATCAAAGACCGCTTTCAAAAAGAGCGAAGACGAGATGTATCGCCAGCAACTGCTTTACTCAAAATATGTTTTCGAGAAATATGGACAATGGCCCGACAGGCTCATGTTCAATCTTTTCAAAGAAAATGGCGAGAAACCAGAACGTGCTTTTAACAAAGAAGAATACGACAATGCTATTTCCTGGGCTACCGAACAAGTGGAAAAAATCGAATCCTTCGATACTTTAGATTGGTTAGAGTCAAAACCTGAAGGAGATTTCTTCTGTCACGAGCTCTGTTCTGTCAGAAAGTCCTGCCATAACGGCATCAACAAATCTTACAAAAAGAAGTAACAGGAGATAAAACATGGTCAAAAGGCTCGAGTTCGAACCCTACCATGTTCACTCAACGTATAGTAACTGTTAGACCCAGCCTGATTCTACCGTATTTATAGAAGACTACGCGAAAGAATATCGCAGGCGTGGGCATCATGTTCTATGTTAGTCCGAACATGGAAACAGATCAAACGTATACAAACAATTTGAAGTCGCTGCAAAATATAGCGACGATTCGTTCACTATGACGCCTCTTGCCGCAGCAGAAGCATATTTCGTTCCAGACAGAAATCCAGATTTAAAAGATGATAGGCGTTTCCATCTTGTTTTAGTAGCAAAAAACAATGAAGGATTGCGACAGCTTAATTCTGTTCTGTCTGAAGCCAATTTATCAGGCTTTTACCGTTGCGCAAGACTAGACTTTGATTAGCTTTCCCGGCTCGATCCTAATTAGTTTGTTTGTACTACTGCTTGCGTTGGCGGCATTTTCAAAGATGATGATGGAGAAAACTACGCCTGTCAATAGGCTGAGATTTTCAAAGACCACTTCTTTCTCGAAATACAACACCATCCCCAACTTATTCAGTAGTCTACAAATCAAAAGATTCTTAAGATGTATCAAAAGCATCATTGGCCTTTGATATATGGTACAGATAGTCACTATATCAATCACGAAGACGCTCTTTTGAGAAAAGAACTTCTCCTATCTTCCGGCATCAACAACGGATATGAAGATGATTTCGATTTGTATTAGCCAACGGCAGAAGAGGCGTTTGCTTTACTTCAAAAACAAAACATTTTCTCGAAAGCACAAATTGAAGAATCTTTTGAAAACACATTGTTACTGCGTGAGTTTGAAGGCGTTTCTTTTACTACTGAAAAGAAGATACCTAATAGCCGCAAAAATATGAAGCCGGAAGAACGCACTTTCTAGTATAAGAAACAGTGCTGCGACGGATATATCGAAAAGGCTCGCATGCCATCTCCTCAAGAAGCGTCTGACTAGCACGCAGAAATGAATGCAGTTGCCGAGACAGGCACAGCAGATTACTTCATCGCAATGAAAGACATTGTCGATAAAGGATAGGAGTATGGCGGTATATTAACAACCACAGGCAGAGGTTCAGGCGTGTCGTTTGCAACCAATTTTGCCTAGGGTTTTACTTCTGTAAATCGCCTCACTTGCCCAGTTAAACTATATCCTGAACGCTTTATCAGTCGCGAGCGATTGGAAAGCGGCGCTTTGCCCGACTTGGATCTGAACATGGCAAACGTTCCTGCGTTTGAACAAGCCGGTAAAGAAATTCTCGGCGAATATGGCTGTTAGCCAATGATCGCCTACGGTACGGCTAAGACATAGGCGGCCTTCAAGCTTCTTGCCAGAGCGAGAAATTAGGATTTCCAAACTTCAAATATTATCTCTAAGCAGATTCAGAACTATGAACTTGATGTTAAGCACGCAAAAGAGAACAACCAGGATGATCCAGACTATAATGTCGACGAACATGTCCTTGTTGAATCTTATGTGGAACCACAATACTTACAATAGATCGAAGACAGCAAACAATACAAAGGAATCGTAAACAGTATTGTTCCACATCCGTGTGCTCACCTCTTGTTGGATAAAGACATTCGAGAAGAGATAGGTATTGTTCGTGTCAAAGCAAAAACAGGCAATAAAGAAGCTGTATATGCGGCCTATATCGACGGTGTTGCTGCCGATACTTACGGGTATTAGAAAGCGGACTTTCTCCGAGTAGACGTAGTGAAGACTATTGCCAACGGTTTTGAAGCTTGCGGCTTACCTGTAATGTCTGTTGACGAACTCTTAGAGGCAGTCAAAGATGACAAGGAAGTTTGGAATCTTTACGCCAACGGTTTTACAATGGGCTTAAATCAGTGCGAAAAAGAAAAGACAACCGAACGCGTCATGCAATACAAACCAAAGAATGTCGTTGAGTTGGCTGCTTTTGTCGCGGCTGTTCGACCAGGTTTCAAATCAATGTTATCTACGTTTGTCAGCAGAACCAGATTCTCTTATGGAATCCCTTCTCTGGACAAATTGTTACAGACGAAAGAAATACCAGACTCGTTCTTGATGTTCGATAATTGATTTGTCGCTTTGCGAAGTAATTCGCATCGAAAAAACGTGGTTAACTTAATCGAGGTGTCTCTTTATTAAGAGGCTAACGGAGAAAAACTAAAAGAAAGTCTGAAGACTATTCTCATGTCAACTCCGTGCCAAGCACAGCAGAAGAGCTGTGAAGGTGTAACGACTATCCCGACAGGGAGTACATGGATGGTGAAATTCCACCATGGAAAAGCCACGCATCCTCTACTAGGATGAAGATATAGTCTATTCCGCTACTAAATATCGGGAAACCGACGGTATATAAGGAACAGATTCTGACGATCCTTCAATCCGCAGGAATCTCTGCCGCAGACGCATATGTGTGCATTAAAGCCATCAAGAAGAAGAAAGCCGACAAAGTTGCTTCCTTTAGAGAACGATTTGAAACAGGCTTTACGAAGATGCTTAAAGAAGAAGAAGGGTCCTCCGACGCCGAAGCTGCCGATATTGTCGATAAAATATGGACGATCATCAATGACGCGGCTTCTTATATGTTTTAAAATATAGAACCTTTACGCGGTAACGCGTATCGAAAACACGGTGAACTTACAAATGTAAGGTGTGTATTTTCAATATGCTAACGGAGAAAAACTAAAAGAAAGTCTGAAAACTATTCTCATGTCAACTCCGTGCCAAGCTCGAATACTTTCGAGAAGGTGTAACGACTATCCTGAAAAGGAGTAGGAAACAGGTGCAACTCCTGCTTCCGAAGCGCCGTGCCCCGGTTATCCGGGTGATGACATAGTCTATTCCGCTACTAAATATCGGGAAACCGACGGTGTAAAAGTGTGCAGCTCATGCTTACAGCATGGCTTGCGATAGCTTGTATGCGGCTTGGCTTAAAGCTCATTATCCATACGAACTGTATACCACTATGTTAAAGCTCTATACGGAAAAGGGCAACAAAGACAAGATAGCTGCGATTATAGCTGAAATGAAAAAATACAAAGGTATTCGGATGAAACCAGGTCAATTCGGTGAAGATAATAGAGACTGGTTTGTTGACAAAGAAAATCAAACAATTTCTCAATCTTTGTCCTCCATCAAATTCATTTCACCTCAGGCGGCACAGGACTTATACGATGCTTCGAAATATGAATTACCTACTTTCGTAGACGTCCTTCATCATTTGCTGATAAATACTTGTCTTAATACGCGTCAAATCGAAGTGTAGATAAGCATAGGATATTTCAGTCAGTATGGCGGCAAGAAAAAGCTCGCAACGGTGTACCAGGAATTCTTTAAAGGTAAAAACAAAATTACCAAGACGTAGGTTTCGAAAACGATCTGTAAACGTATGGCAGAATTAAAAGCCATCGAAAGCAAAGTTCCAAACGAGGACACTTCGATAGGCCATCAATTGATGTCTGAAAACGAAAACATCGGTCTTTGTTTGACTTCGAACGAAAATGCTCCTGCAAACTTATACTTTGTTGTTTCTGTCGATACAACATACGGAGTAAAAGTAAAATTATACAGTGTCAAACGAGGAACTTCAGGAAACGTTAAAATCTCGAAGAAAAGGTTCTTCGAAGATCCGTTTACAGAGAACGACTGTATCATCATTGATAACGGAATATCGAGACAGCGAACGTTATTCCAAAACGGAAACAGAATTCCAATACCTGGAGAATACGAATATTGGGTAACCGATTATCATGTTGCGAACTGAACTGATTTATGGTAAAATCAGTATAAGAAATCCAAAACCAAATCGCGCTGGCAGACCGCATATAGTCTGCCAAACGATTAAGTTATAGAGATAAGGAGGTTATCTTATGTCCAAGAAAATCCGAAGCATCAAAGGGCTATTTGGAGAACTTAAGCATTATGACGAAGATGGCCGATATCTCGGCTATTCTCAAGAAGGTTTCTTTGGGGCCACGAATCATTATGATTCGGATGGTCATCATATAGGATACTCACAAGAAGGAATATTCTCAAAGCAAAATCACTATAATTCATCCGGTGAAAACATCGGATTCACAACTGATGGTTTATTTGGGGATAATCTATATGATAGCGAAGGTGGCTATGCCGGTTATACATACGACGACTTGTTCGGAAGAACATCGAATTTCGGCAATGATACCGACACGCTATTCGATAACAACGATTCCTTTGATGGCTTTGATGATCTGGATATATTCGATGACTTCTAATACTATAAAGTAAAAGAAGTGATGTTTATGGGGTACATGCTTCCCCTAAGATTTATCAAAGTCGCGCAGAAAACTTCCGACAACGGTTAGTTCGATGTAGCTATCTGCGCAACCCGTATCGTAGCAGTTATGTCTACCGAGTCTTATCAAGCTCGTCGGGTCATTAAAGACGAAAAGAGAGCTGGAACGCTGATTAACGCAGCTGGTAAAAGCGCTGTTAAGTCAGCTATTTTCCTGGACAATGGCTCTGTTGTCGCCTCCCCTCTTTCGGTATCTCGAATCATGTCAGCAATCGAGAAATCCAATTCAAAACAACCAGGAGCGGCACGTTAGCGCGAAACCGTACGTCTAAAGGTGTACGACGCAATTGACGAAGCTCCAGATCCAGAATTGGACGAGGATATGCCGGACATGACAACAGATATAGACGAAGATTATGAAGAACTCGAAGAACAAGACGGCATGCTCGATTTATGAGCAAGAAAGGAGTACAGATGATTTAGATCAATCAAAGCGCGAAGCTTCTTAAGCCCACGCCAGAATCTGGTCTGGCACTCTAGAAAGCTTGCGAGTATGCAGGACGAAATTGCTACGCAAGCCAAGACAAAATTACTGAAGACAGTTGCTTTAAATTTATCGAAAATTAGCAGTAGCGCCATCACGAATCCCCTCTAGAATTTGGCGATATGACTTTTGACTAGACTACTTCCAGAGCAGTATAGGCAGAAATCACACGTCATCGACTTGCTTCATTCTGTGTAGAATCTCAACGATACATTCAGGAAGCAAAAACAGGAGATATCACCTTTATATATCCCACTTGGCATAATACGGATAATTCGTAGCCTATTTTGGACCTGTAGTGGGAACAGTCCATGCAGAATGCGGAAGACACATATAAAACCATGATCGAGCTTGGTATGCAACCGCAGCAAGCTCGTGAAGTTTAGCCGAACTCTACTGCATGTCGAATCATTATGAAGGCCAATTAGCGTGAATGGCTGCACTTCTTCAATTTGAGATGTTCTAAAGCAGCATATCCTCAGATGCGAGAATTGGCAATTCAGATGCTTTGTCTTGCGCACGACGCCGTTCCTGTTGTATTCGACGAGCTTTACTCTGTCTACGGACAAACAAAGGAGAGCTCGTAATGCTTACGAACGAAGGCAAATACATCTCATACATGGAAGAACAAATGTCCTACTCTAAAACTGTTATCCCTGCTGTCGTCAAACAAATTAAGGAAATGACGCCTTCAGAGTTCGAGAAAAAACGTGAAGAAATTGTCGAAGCTTTGAAGAATCTTCCTCAGATGGATTTCTATGATTGGTGTGTTTCTGAAGGGTTACCAGTAGAAGAGATTTTTCCCGATCTTCCTGGCAAACATTCTCCAGCCACTTATTACGACGGGCCCGATTACCCCGACGAAGATTAACAGGTTGTTATGGGTTATGTTGACAGCCGTGTCTGGGATGGTGATCAAGATAAAAAGCCATCGTAGGATGAAGACTTTCAAAACTAAACAGTTTACCGTTCTAATTTCGAAGGCCCCCGGGCCTTCAATTTTTTATGTAAGGAGCGGAATAATGGAAAAACCAATCGCAAAATTATATACTGCTCCGCATTGCCCGAAATGCGAAGTAGCCGTAGCACATTAGCAAAAAATCGGTATGCCGTTTGAAAAAATCGCGGATACCAACCTTGCCATTGCCAAAGGGTTTAAAACTGTACCGATGCTAGAAATCCAGAACGAATCATCGGAATATGTTGTGGTATATAACCTGCAAGGAATTATAAATCTGAGAGGTGACAACAATGAGTGAAACCGTTGTTAAGTCTTTCCGATATGCTGACCGTCAGCCTTATTAGAGCTTTATTTCTAAATATGCTTCCGCATCGAATGCTGCCAGCGGGTCAGAAGTCGACTCCAATGCCAATGTGGAAATGAAATCCATTGCCACAATGGAAGCTGAAATGTTTAAAAAAGAGTCTATTGCTCTGAATCGATAGGCTATGCAGCAGCGGATTACGGAAATGTATGACCGCGAGCTTGCTGCCCAATATATTGACGATCTGGAGAAGCATCGCATTTACCGGCACGACGAAACAGCCGTTGTTGGCAAGCCTTATTGTGCTAGTGTCACAATGTATCCTTTTCTTCTGCATGGAATCACTGGGCTTGGTGGCACCTCCACCGCACCTACGAATTAGCAATCTTTCAATGGAAGCTTTGTTAATTTCGTATTTGCTTCGGCAGCTCAGCTTGCTGGAGCTGTTGCTACACCAGAGTATTTAATGTATCTGGATTACTTCATCAGAAAAGAATACGGCGACGATTATTATACGAAGGCAGATACCATTGTTGATCTATCTTCTCGTCAACGTACCATCGACAAAGTAATTACAGATGGATTTGAGCAAGTTGTATATAGTATCAACCAGCCTGCTGCAGCAAGAGGCAATCAGGCTTGTTTCTGGAATATCGCTTATTTTGATCGGCCATACTTCGAAGGAATGTTCGAAGATTTCTGCTTTCCAGACGGCACAGTTCCTATCTGGGATAGCGTAAACTGGTTGCAAAAGCGCTTTATGAAATGGTTCAATCAGGAACGCAAACGCAAGGTACTCACCTTCCCTGTCGAAACAGTCAACCTTCTCGATGATGGAAACGGATATGTTGATCTGGACTGGAAAGATTTCGCAGCGGAGATGTGGGCAGAAGGTCATAGTTTCTTCCTGTATCGCAGCAGTTCGGTCGATAGCCTCGCTAGCTGTTGCAGACTCGCTAACGAGATCCAAGATAACCAATTCTCTTATACTCTTGGAGCCGGCGGTGTATCTACGGGTTCCAAATGTGTTATGACTATCAATTTCAATAGAGTCGTACAAGAGTATTGGAAGCTAAATCCTTCTGGCACATATCAAGGAACGCTTGAATACATTACAGATATTGTCAAACGAGTTCACAAATATCTGAAAGCTTTCAACTCCATTCTTCTTGACAGATACAACGCTAGACTGTTGCCTCTCTATGACGCAGGCTTTGTTGCGCCAGACAGACAGTATCTGACCGTAGGCATCAACGGTCTTATCGAAGCTGCCGAGTTTATGGGTTGTGAAATCAGAAGCACAGATAAAAACTATGAAACGTTTATCAATGATGTTCTTGGAACGACTTACAGATTAAATAAAGAAGATCGCGACGAAAATTGCATGTTTAACACAGAATATGTTCCTGCTGAAAATCTTGGTGTTAAGAATGCTTATTGGGATTCTCGAGACGGATATGTTGCCCCGAGAGAATGTTATAACAGTTATTTCTACCTCGTAGAAGACGAAGAAACAGACCCCGTAGAAAAGTTTATTCTCCACGGCAAGAAGTTTACTCAATATCTGGATGGCGGCTCTGCATTGCATTGCAACTTGAATGAACATCTGTCCAAAGAGCAATATCTAAAATTGCTTGATATTGCCATCAAAACAGGATGTCCCTATTTCACGTTCAATATTCCTAATACGGTATGTAGAGACTGTGGACACATCAGCAAGAGAAAGCTAAACACCTGCCCTAAATGCGGTAGCGCTAAAATCGACTGGGCTACAAGAGTCATCGGATATCTTAAGCTTGTTTCTTCCTTTAGCGAAGCACGGCAAAAGGAAGAACGTAAGCGTTTCTATGCGTCTTCAGACGTTTAAGTAGGTGAAGTATGCTTAAATACAGAAATTATGCCATAGTATTTCAGGAAGTACCTAATGAAATTTCTCTAGGCATCAACATTTCTGGTTGTCAGCATCGTTGCCCCGGCTGTCATTCTCAGTATTTATGGGAAGACGCCGGGTGCAATCTGCTTGACGATCTCGATTTTATGATTGAAAGACACATGCCTTACATCAGCTGCATATGTTTCATGGGCGGAGATCACGATCAAACAGAACTAATCAAAGCTTGTGAAAAAGTCAAGCAACATGGTTTAAAAACTTGCCTGTACACTGGAATAGACGATGTGCGAAAACTCGATATGGATCTTTGTTATAGATTAGACTATCTAAAACTCGGACGTTATGACGCTGAAAAAGGTCCAATCAACATGCCGACAACTAATCAGCGTTTCTATAGCTTATATCACACACGGTCAGGTATACGCTATCAAGATTTAACATACAAGTTTTGGAAGGAAGATTTATAATGATTATACGCACCAAATATAATATCGGAGACGAGGTTTATCGTCTAGTTACGCAAGATTTTCAAACTGATTTGAACAAGATCTGTCCTATTTGCAATGGAAAAGGAGATAACTGTTTCGTAAAATATAAAAACATCTCCTGTGTTAACGGGCGGCTACAAGAAATACATACTACATATGTTCCTAAGAAAGCAACAATAGATTATATTCATGTGAACATAGACGCAGACGGCATGGATAATGTTGAATATATGATAGACGATACAATAGCCATGTTTGACCAAAGCGAACTTTTCGGTTCAAAACAAGAAGCTCTTATTGCGGCAACGAAACAAAACACAATAGGAGAATCGAAAGATGGCTAAAAAGATTTCGAAAAAAGCAGCCGAAATAGATTTTCCTTCCGTTTATCGTATCGTCTCTGCGGATTAGAGCATTAAAAGACCTGGTTTCTGTAAGATGCTTGTAGATAAAACAACAGACAAGCCCGTCATTTCAGAAATTGAATTCACAAACGTCGACAATAAAAGAAACGTAAAACCTCACGGGCAGTTGCTAGACGAAATACTTCGAGAGATGGCATTCTTTTTCCCTGACGAAGAAGACGGAATCCCAACCTTTTACGTTCGTGAAAAAGTAGCCTAGGGATCTATGCCGCTAGCTATGATCGGCATAGCAAAAGTTCATGGATAGACTGACTGGTTTTTGTGGCGGCTCAAAAAAACATGGGCAGATATTGGCCCTTCACAAATCAAGAAAATCTTAACCGGCAACGGCAAAGCAGACAAAACGTTAGTAACAAAAGCTTAGTCTGACTACCTTGGAGAACAATCTTACTCATGCGACGACGAATCCGATGCTGCTGCTGTGGCGATTGCTTGGTTAATTTCGCAAAAGCAACTTGAGCCTCCGAACTAGGAAGGAGTAAACGACGCTTGATATATTTTACTTCAGACCTTCATTTTGGACACAACAACATCATTCGTTTCGACAATCGTCCTTTTCGGTCGACCGATGAAATGGACACCTTTATGATTGCGTCATGGAATCGGAAAGTAACAGAAAACGACACTGTATACATTCTTGGAGATGTCAGCTGGCATAGAAAAGATAAAACAGCAGAGATTCTTAAACAACTAAAAGGCAAGAAGATTCTTGTTAAAGGAAACCACGATGACCGATGGTTAAACACCGAAACGAAGAGTTTATTCGATTCTATCGTAGATTACGCTGAAATCAGGATAGAAAATAATTTCATCGTACTCAGCCATTATCCTATCCCGTTTTTCAACAAGCATCATTATGGTTCGTACATGTTGTATGGACATGTTCATAATTCTCACGAATGGAATATGGTAGAAAGCTATAAACGAGAGATGCAGCAATTAGATATCTCTTGCAATATGTATAATGTCGGCTGCATGCTATGGAATTATGAACCAGTATCCCTCGAAGAAATCATTTCCGACGAACGGTTCAAACCAGTTCTACCGGAAGGTAAGGAGTGATCTTTATCCTCGACATTGGAACAACCTACAGCGGTTACAAGATCGTGTAGCCTAACGACCCGCAGCTTTCAAATTTCTACGCAGACAAAAACATCAACTTTTATGATTTATTCGAAAACCAATATTAGTTGATCGCAGACGAATCTGGTACGATTGTAGATCGATATAAGTGGCAAGACGGCAAACACCGTCCACTTAACAGAAAGCCAATCGAAAGCTCAGCTTTGGGAAAAGTAAAAGCCAAAAACACACAGCAAGAATGCGCAATTGATATGCTGCTGGACGACACGACAACGGTTAAAGTCATGTCTGGCGGATTCGGGTCTGGCAAAACATTTTTAGCTTGCGCTGCAGCTTTTAATCTCATTCAAAACGGCAAGTTCGATAAGATCATGTGGGTTAGAAACAACATTGAAGTAAAAGATTCTAACCCTATCGGATACCTAAAAGGAACTTTCTACGACAAAATGTCCGTATGGGCAATGCCTTTAGCTGACCATCTTGGCGGTCGAGAAATGTTGGACGCTTTCATTCAGCGCGGCCAAATCGAAGTAGAACACTTAGGATTCCTTCGAGGCAGAGACATCAAGCGAACGATCATTTTCTGTTCAGAAGCAGAACATCTTACCAGAGAACACGTTCAGCTACTGTTAGGCCGCGTTGCCGAGGGTTCTATCTTGATTCTTGAAGGTGATTGTCGGCAGATCGATGCAAAAGCGTTTGAAAAAGACAATGGACTAGAAGCCGCCATTGACTGCTTATCAGGTCATAGACTCTTCTCGTACATTCATCTCAACGAATCTGTTAGAAGCGAGACTGCAAAGCTCGCAGATCTACTAAATAAACAATAAGGAGAACAATCAATGAGTGAATTACTCCAAGGCGTATTAGAAACTCTCCCCGACCAGGTTCTTCCGGCTCCAGATTCTATCAGTTATTATGTTCTGGAGAAGGAACGCATTATCTATCTGGACTTCGACGTATCATCAGAAGTACTCACAATTCACCGCATGATCGTACGCTGGAATCTTGAAGACAAAGGTAAGCCTGCTGAAGAACGTAAGCCTATTAAGATTTACGTTATGTCTTATGGCGGCGATGTCGACAGCATGTGGATGCTGATCGATGCTATCAAAGCATCTACTACGCCGGTGCATACGATTAACTGCGGTGTGGCAGCTTCCGCTGCTGCAAGCATTTTCATTTCTGGTCATGTGCGATACATGATGCCAAATGCTAAAGTTGTTATCCACGAAGGCTCCGCTCAGTTTGCTGGTGATGCTGTCAAAGTTATGGACGCTTCCGACAGCTATAAGAAGGAACTTAAGCGTATGAAGGATTTTATTCTTGAAAATACCGAAATCAATAAAACCCTTCTGTATAAAAAGAGAAACAACGACTGGGAGCTAGATGCCACTTTCTGCTTGGAAAACAAAGTGTGCGATTACGTCGTTTCTGCATTGGAAGAGGTCGCATAATATGAAGGTTATCTTCTTAGATGTAGATGGCGTACTTAACTTCGCGGTTACCGAAGCCAGAGCTCCAAGCGGATGTCTTGGCGTAGCAAGCCAGCCATTGAAAAATCTTCGAAAAATTGTTCAAGAAACAGGAGCAAGAATCGTCTTAAATTCCACATGGAGAAGAGAATGGGAGTTTGACGAAGAAGCCTGCGGAAAAGACGCTTTGTATTTAATCGGAAGACTAAAGAGGTTCGGGCTTCACATCATAGATAAAACCGAATATCTGATGGGCATGACGGAAAAAAGAGGGCAAGCTGTTACAGAATGGCTTGCCCGACATCCTCATGTAGACCAGTGGATCGTTCTCGACGACGATATTTTCCCTGATTACGAAAGTAATGGCATTCTTCCTCATCTCGTTCAAACAAACTTCTACACCGGTGGATTAACTGAAAAGCACGTACAACAATGCATTGACCAGTTAGGAGGTCAAACAAAATGATCATCGAAAGTCTCTAGACAACAACAACAACAAACTCAACAACTCCTTCTCTTTACGAATATATCACACAGCCAACTAAAACAAGCAACCGTCTAGATGGTTACAGTTCTGTTTTCTCAATTCTGGACGACGCTATTAAGCCAATGGTTGAAAAAAAGTAGTATATTCCAGGAATCAAAAGAGTTATTTTCAGCGGCCCAGTTGCCATTGTTCTGTGGGATGATGGCACAAAAACCATCGTAAGAAAATCCTCTGACGATTCAAATGACCATTATGCCGCATTCACTGCCGCAGTATGCAAGAAACTGTTCGGCAGTTCTTCTGCTATTCGCAAAATCGTAAAGAAAGCCGAGAAGGAGTGTGCCAAATGAGCTTCTCCGACTCAGTAAAATACCAGGTCGTCAAAAATCCTGAAAAAGAATACGTCAAAGACCTGAAGAAGCGGATCAAAGATAATAATGGTTATTGTCCGTGTCAGTAGGAAAAAACTGCTGACACGAAATGTCCTTGTAAAACATTCAAAGAAACGCAGGAATGTTGTTGTGGTCTATACATCAAGATCCCAGTCTATGAATAATCTGAAACAAAGGACTATAGTCAATGGTAGAATATGAAGAATTTGATCACTGCTACGAATGTAGCATCTATGGTGACAATTATTATGTCGACGAAGATGGAAACTTGGAATTGTTCTGCTCTCAGTGTTCGATGAATCCTTATCGAAGCGAAGACTAAAACGACAAACTAAGAAAGAAGGATATGTATGATCAACGAAGTTGCTACATTTGAAAAAGTATCTTTCGAACAATATTAGAAAGACCTGGTTGCTTAGCGCATCGTAAACTCGGACGACGATGCGCAAATTGAAAAATATCGAACGGTCTGGGAAAACATTACTCTTCCTAAAAGAGCAACTCAATACTCTGCGGGATATGACTTCTACCTTCCAAACAACATCTCTTTAAACGAAGGCGTACCTGTTACGATTCCTACGGGCGTTCGAGTAAAGATCAATCCTGGCTGGATGCTGGCCCTCTTCCCTCGCTCCGGCCTCGGATTTAAGTATGGCGTTCGCCTCGCAAACACTGTAGGCATCATTGACGGGGATTACTATTTTGCCAACAATGAAGGTCATATTATGGCAAAAATCGATTCTCGTCAACCTTTGTCCCTAAACGAACAAGACAGATTTATGCAGGGCATTTTCATGCAGTATGGCGTTACAGTAGACGACGCGGCTTCAGAACCAGGCGTTCGTGAAGGCGGCTTTGGATCTACAGGGAGGTAATTATGGAGAATAATGCGGTTAATCATCCTTCCCACTATACTCACGGAAAAATCGAAGTCATTGAATATATCGAAGATAAAGGCTTCGGTTTTAATTAGGGAAATGCCATAAAGTATATCTCTAGAGCTGGGCACAAGAACGACGCAATCGAAGACCTTAAGAAAGCCATCTGGTATATCGAACGAGAGATCATGAATCTTCAGAAAGTGTGATCCGATGGATTTCGAAGAAAAGAAACCGCTGCCGTTCGAAGAACAAGAAACAGTTATTAACATAGACTACGAAGAAGAGGTGGCTTACGTTTATAGCAGCCATAGGGTGACAATAAAAAAGCTGCAAGCTCTTGTCACCGAACATCCCGATGAAGTGTCTGTAATCTTCGACAATTCCTACGGTCTTCAGATAGCGTAGCCTATGAATTGGATTAGAATCAAGGCTCCAAAAAAATATTCTCAAGAAGAAAAAGAAAAACGTTCTGCTATGTTAGCAAAGTTACGATCAAAAAGGAGAACTACATGAGTCATTATTGCGTAGCGGTTTTCAGTAATTCGAGCAATAATCGAAGTTTCGATGAGCTTCTTGCTCCGTATTCAGAAACTGACGAAAAATATTTCAAATTTGTCCCAGTCGAGAATCCTACTGCGAAGTATGAAAAATACAAAAGCGCGCACCCTGAATCGCCTATAGGGTTTGACGAATACTTCGAAGATTATTGCGGATGTACCGTAGAGAACGGAGTATATGGTAGAAGATGCAACCCTAACGCCAAATGGGATTGGTATACGCTTGACGGCAAAGATTATATGTTCGATCCTAAAGAAGGAGAAACAACGGAAGAATATAGATACAGAAAGAATCAGCTAGACTTCCGTCCTGAAGTAGATGTTAGAAAACAATCTGCTTTCTGGGATCATTACGTAAACGGAGAACCGATCTCCGAAGGAATAGACGGTATCCCTCCGTTCTTTCGAAAAGAATATTATCTTCGTCGTTATGGGACAAAAGAACAGTTTCTGAAAGAAATGAGCATTGTCTATCCTTACGCTTTTGTTACTCCTGATGGTACGTGGCATAGCCCTGGAGACGTAGGCTGGTTTGGATGCTCTGACGAAAATGCGGAAACTATGAATTCCTATCTTGAAGAATGGTTCAAGTTCTTAGAAGATCCTTCAAATCCATACGTAAGTTTAGTCGATTGTCATATTTAATCTAAAAGTTCTATCATTGATAAGAAAAAGCAGATGTCTAATTGCACCCTATAACTTGTTCAGGATGATATATAGACATCAAAATTTCTCTATGAATGATAAGAAAATTTAGACCAAAACAATGCCTAAAGCATCTTAGGCAAGAGCGAATAAAAAAAGCCTCTGACATTACATCAGAGGCTAGAAAAAATTAGGGAGTTGTCAGAAAAGACAGCTCCCTTTTTTTATCGTTTTTGGTACTGCCCCAAAACAAGTCAACTTTGAACGATATTGATGGCTTAAATCTCCTATTTTTGCACCCACTATACGTTGTGGTTAATCTTATTATTCGGATACAACATATTGCGTTTCCTAGGGTCTCCAAAACCTTTGTTCTGGGTTCGAGTCCTAGTGCCCCTGCTTAGTAGATCTGTATAACGCAGGTCTACTTTTTTTGTGCATTTTAGCCAACCACACTTCTGAGCTCTTCGAGGGCGTCTCCGAATAAATGGATATATGTATTATATGTTATTGAAACGTCACAATGTCCTAACAATCTTGATAAAAGTTTTACATTTGCCCCCTTGTTATAGCAGTTAGTAGCAAAGGTATGCCTGAAGACATGTTGGCCCTTATACTCGACATTGGCTTCGCTGCATGCTTTTTTTATTTGATACCTCATAGCCTCGTAACTTATAGGCATGCCGCTTTCGTCTGCGAATATGTAAGAATAATCGTCTTCGACACCTTGATACAGTGCCTCAAGCAAAGAATATGCGGTCTTGCTCAACGGAACGATCCTGTTCGAAGTAAAGGATTTTGCGCCTTCTTGAACTTCGCTTTTTCTTTTGTTTGCGATTCGAATCAAGGTTTTGTTGACGCTCAACGCTTTTCTTCCCCATTGGATATCGCTCCAAGTAAGAGCTAAAACCTCGCCTACTCGCAGTCCTGTTTCCAACATAAGCAATGCCGCACTATATCCAACATGTTTCCGTGTTTTCAATTCTCTTACTAAAGCAATCTGTTCCTTCTGACTGTAACTTTCGATATCTCTCTTTTTCTTTTTTACAGCAGTTTGGGCCGGCAGAGCCACGTTGTTGTAAATCGGTCTAAGAACAATGCCTTCAGTGTTTGCGTGTCTTAGGTACGCACTAATCAGATGATATTGCTTCTTGATAGTAGATAGAGCATATCCGTCTTCAACCATCTGGTTGATATAACTCTGGATATCTTCAGCCTTGATTTTTTCAACATCTACATTGGCAATAGGATATCTCAGAAGTGCATCATACGATGTCTCCAGCCTATCGAAAGTTCCAGGTTTCACAGAATTTCTTTTGTACTTTTCCATCCATTCCTTAATACAAACAGCCAACGTTTTCATCGCGCCACCGCCTCCTTTTCGATGGCAAAAATAGAAGATTTAAGCCATTTGATTATACCAAAAATTCTACGATTTTTCAATGATTTCTAGATCTTTTTTACATCTCGAATCTACTTATTTTTCATTGTTTTCATCTTTTAATCAGCCTCCTATATTAGAATGTGCTGGCGAGCACACGAACGCACCCGCCAGCATTATTTTTACTTACCTTCGATGGTTTTTTCTCCTGCCGCAATCTGCTTCAAATCAAGTTGTTTCCAAGCAGCTTTAACAGCCGCAATAACGCTTTCGCTATCAATCTTGAATCCTTTGGCTTTCTATGCTTCGAGCGCGGCCTTCCATTTGGCTTCTCCGTTATATCGACCATAAGCTGCTTCCGCTGCTTCCACAGCGATCTGTGCAGCAATTAGCAAATGGTTTTCCTTAAGCCACGGCACCACATACTTTACACATACAGCCACAAGAGCAGTTCCAGCGATAGCAATAATTGCTTCAATCAAAGGAGTCCAGTCGATATTTACAAGAATTTCAAACATGTCTCGTCACCTCATCCGTTCTCTACTTCGGTCTCATTTTCCGTAGTAGTAAGTTTTTGGTATTTATATTTCTAATTGCCGTATTTTTCTATACTGCTATTACCCATATAAGCAGTAATCACCACGCCGCATAGTGTCGCGGTTGAATTATGAAAACTCACCATAGCATCAATTTCATAAGAGTTGAGCTTTAGCTATGCCACCTACGTTATACAGCCAACGCAAACTGTAAAATATATTGCCAACGCAAATGTCGCCAGCTTTTTTGAATGTTGAATATACTTTTTCATTTATATCACTCTTTTTCAGGTGGATGTTCTGGCTAGGAAAGAATATCGTCTTCATTGTGGTCAGCCAAATGATTGCGACCTTTGCTTCGATACTTTTTGTACATCATCATAAGACGCTCTTTATCGGCAGCACTGCACCAGCCTTGTTGATAGCAATAAAAGTCGTGGGCTTGTTGAAGCCTATCGCATAAAATATCTGCAATATCGTCTTCCTGGCTCTTCACCATATCTCCAATCTTTTTAAGCGGAGCTATAATCCATTTATAAATCACTCCAATACTTGTAGCTATTTCGATAATCACTAACAAATAATCTCTGATAGCGGCAAGATCAGGTATTTCAATAGAAACGGTTTCCATCGATATCACCCCCAACCCACTGCAGCCGTAAGAGCGTCTCTCAGCTGTTCTGCGAGTTCTCTGGGCTAAACAACATTTACATTGTCGCTAACGTTCTGATTATCGTTCTTGGTGGCATTGTTTTCTCCGATAGCAAGAAACTCTTTCTTCATCCAGCCTTCGGTTTCTCCATATACGATATTTAGCCAATCGCCATCTTCACCAATAACAGAAACCCTCGCCCCGACTGGAACGCGATCTAATAAATCTCCTTCGGGCTTCTTTCTCATATTCACGGTACTTCCGCTGTTAGCCGTAACCGTAGCATACTCAATCTCTGCCATAGGTTCATCCCCTTCTTTACTTATTTTTTTTAACCATCCGTGATAATTCCATTTTCCAATCTTCGTATCCACCACAATACCTGGGCCAGTGCAATGCACAATTTTTAGAGGATTAACGCTTCTCACAATCCCAACGTGGTAATAGTCTTTTTGGTCTTCGTGCTCTGCGTATGTGCTTGGCAAATCATAATTGTTTTGACCTGGAGAAGATGCTTTATAAACGGCTTCTCCAATCTTCTACTCTTTCAAGTTGTTGATTTTTTCCTAATACTCCATTTCGTTTCTTGCAGAATAATTACTACCATGAGTGCCTTTCCATGAGCCACCGCTTCTTCTGATCGCTCCAATGATATATCCAATGCAATCACATTTCCCGTCTGAGCCATCGTGACCAAGTTGGTATGATGGCTTTTCTTCTGCTATTTCATCAGCTTTCAACAGAAAAGTATTTAAACTAATCTCAGCCACTATGTATCATCCTTTCTCGATTATTTTTAGGAGATTGTATTATGTATGAACAATTAAAGAATTCGTTTTTAATCGAACTTGAAACTCGACTTCCTAATCTTCCAGGAGAGTAGATCAATGCAATTACGAGTGCATTAGATAAAGCGAGTTATCCATACGACATAAAGGAAAAGGAAGTAGCTCTAACAACCTACGTAGACCCAATACCTCGAATAGTCAAGATGTATCTCGTAATCAAAAGGACCGAAGGTCTTTCTCTTGGGACGTTGGAAAACTATAGAAGGATACTATTTGCCTTCTTTTTATGGGCGAGAAAACCAGCGGAAGAAATAACTGCCTAGGATATCCGAATGTATATTTACGAATATCAACAATCAAGAGCTATCTCAGATAGAACATAGGATAAGTATAGGGAAATCATATGCTGGTTCTTCTCTTGGGCTCAATCTGAAGGATATATTCCAAACAATCCCGGAAAGTCTCTAAAAGCTATAAAGTATGAGGTTAAAGAACGCCAAGCTTTAACGCAAACAGATTTAGAATACGTAAGAAGATCCTGTAAAACAAAGCGAGAAACTGCCATTATAGAATTCCTATATTCTACAGGATGTCGCGTAACAGAGCTAACCAACGTAAAGATGAACGACATTGATTGGAATGAGAAAACTGTACATTTATTCGGCAAAGGTAAAAAGCATCGCACTAGCTACATCAATGCTAAATGCGAAGTCGCTTTGAAAGAATATTTAAAAGAACGAGAAGAACCTAACGAATTTTTATTTATCACCGAAAGACGTCCAAGCCGAAAACTTACAAAGTGTGCAGTAGAAAAGATTGTTCGACAAATGTCAGAAAGATGTGGCATTGACAAGAAATTGACGCCTCACGTTTTAAGGCATACGACAGCAACGCAAGCTATTAATTCTGGCATGCCGGTAGAAGATGTGTCCAGGTTGTTAGGTCATTCAAGCGTCGCCACTACTATGATTTACGCTAAAGTATCTAACGTGAAAGTCAAATCCGAACACGCTCGTTGCATATTGTAATTGTCGAAATGGAGGGGAGAAACCTCCCCTCCAAATTTGCATTTTTATTCATTTTTCATATTTAGTTACCTTTTAAATTTAGTCACCAATCGGGTTAGATCGCTTATTAACTGATCTTAATCTTCAATGCACCAACATAATTGTCAGGATTATTATTAAAGATATCAACCTGATTCATCCGAATATAAGTCGCGCCACCAACCATGACGTAATCGGTGTTAAAGGGCTGATAGCCCACTGCACACTGATTCGGTAATCCTACACGATCCACCATAGTCGCTTTATCACCCATATTAAACAGGCCGTTTGATTCGGAAACCTTTTTAAGCGTTTTGCAAATATAGGCTTTGTTTCGGTCAAAGCTATAGAACACGATATCAAGCTTTCTGTCTACCCTGTCTTCGCCCCTGTCAATGAACAGGATGCCATTGGGATCGCGCATCAATACATTGATATAGGTTGGCTGTGTATTGCTGTAATTTCTGCCTTCAAAAGATTCAAGGTTGATAATTTTTTGAGTGGTTGCGAAATCAATGTCTCCGTTTGCGTCTCTATCGGCTTTATACAAATTATGGAGTGAATGGAAAGAATCGGTAGCCCACCAACAAGCATCGGAAGTATACAAAAGATTAACGACTCTGAATTTTTGTTCATCTTCCGTAATCTGTTTGTTACCGGTACATTTTGCACACTCGCTCCAAACGCCGTCAGGGAGCGTCTTTCTCCAAATCCTTACATGCCTACCAATATCGCCCGTGTTCGCGTATAGAGTGTTTGTATACCAGTCAAACGTTACAGAATGGATATGACCGATCTCATTGTCCGGCTCGTCAGATTCGGGACTCGTAAAATATACATGTTTGAAACTATGGTCGACAACCCAATTCGAAGCGTCCGTGTATGGTTTCGTGACTTTCCATATATTTCTACGGTCGTTATTCTGCTCATCTTCGAGCGAATGTACTGCGTATTCACCGAAATAGAAAGTCCCGTCATCCATCTGAACGATACTCTGTTGCGTCAACAATCCATATGGATTTGTCGTAATACCCTCAACAATAACAGGATTATTATAATCCCCATGCGGGTAAATAATCGGCGCGCATCTTTTATAATTCAGCAGACAAATAATATCGCCGTCCTTTGTAATCGAAAAATGCCACCTATCCGCCTGCGCATCCGTACTGTTTTGACAAGCAGAATACGCAACATCCGTTTTCCAATCACACAAATATTTCGGATTGTCAGGCAAAGGCGAAGAATAATAAAATTTCCCTTCGTAGATGTCAAGGTACAGATACCCGCTTACGTCAGGACTTTCCCCGTTCTTATAAATTTGCTTCTGACAAACGAGACAAAGGTTTTTACCGTCATTCGATATATTGCCTTCATTTTTTACGTTGGTCAATTCACAATCGAAACTTATATTTTCAATGCTATCGGCAACATTTTCGATAGATTCGTTTAAAATCTCGACGACTTCATTTAAATCTTCATGCGTGACTACATGTACGCCCTCGATTTTTAATTCCTCAAAGTTATCGCTATCACTTGTAAAAACAAGCGGATCGATATTTTCGGGCGGCGTTTCTGAACTACTATACCAGCACTGAACAAGCAATGTAGGATATTTTTCGTTATAGTAAGTATATGTGTCATTATTCGTCAATGCATTAGTAGCGATACGCCCTACTTCTTCGTATGTGATTTGATCGGAGCTACCGTAAACGATAAATCTATTATGTGGGCAATTCAAGTTTATACGATAATACTGATCGACATTCGCACTAAATTTTACAACCGTAGCGAAAGTTGATTCGAAAAAACGAGAATCGAGAACATATCCACCCACAAGCTCAGCGTTTATCTTGTGATAACTAGTTGCTTTTTGTAATTCGTGAATTTGGTTTTCTGCTTTCCGTACGTCGTTTTCGATAACGTTGGTTATTATCTTTTCAATATATACGTTAGCGGTAACGTCGTTTGGAGATATATCCGCATCATCGGGCATTTTTACAGCGATTCTTAACTGAGTTTCATCATCAAATGAGATAACCGCTATTTGTCCGTTTGATACCCAATCGGGATAATATAAAGACGCTTCGCCCGTTGTCGGATTTATAGTTGCCATTACATAGTACATTCCGTTTGGCTCGATAACTACTTTTTCATTCGGCGCAATTCGCAATTCATCGGTCTTACATCTATTCGCTGTATCTTTGTGATTTCCGCTCGGAAATCTAATCCAACCTTGCGAAAAAGCCACTTCTTCTCGGCAGAATAATAAGTTAGTGTGTTTTTCAATTTCTTCAGTAAGTTGACTAACTTCATTTGTCAGAGCTGTATAATCTTCCGGTATTGATGCAAGAGTATTCACGCCTTTTTCCTCAATGGCTTCAATTGCGTCATCACGTTTTACTTCATATTCTTCTAGCCATTGCTCTTCCGTTAGCGTAGTTTTCCCAAGTCGAACTGCAGCTTCATAAGCAGACTCGCCACGCTATGCAGGGAGAGACTCGTATTCTCCTGTATCTGGATTTTTTACATAAAATAGTTTGTGATTTATTGTTTTCATTTTATGAACTACCTCCTTGTCTCTTAACTATTGATAAGCAGTTCTATTTTACTTGATCTAAAATTGTCGAACATGTATCCATACGTGACGACTTCGATCCCTTGTTCTTGGCAATATGACTATATTTCTCTTAAATCATCTTCTCCTGTAAAGGTTTCTCCATTACCATAATCATAATCATGCCCCATAAGTCTGATCCATTTTTTATTATCAACAGCGTCTTTTATCAATGCTTTCACCGAATCAATCGGCTGATTCAACGTTTCACGTTGCAAATCGTGATTGACTTCATCGCTATAATTTGAATACTCATATGTGCCATTAACCCATCGCGTAATCTCTTTTGATTTACTGATCTGATCTGAACCGCCTGCTCTAACCATACCTCTGGTTTCAATGCCCCATGCTTCGAATTTTTCTTTTGTCGTAATAAAATGATCATACATAAAATCATAGTCATATTGATTATCTTTATTTATAACCGTCGAACAATGAGCCATAATCTCTCCACCTAATTCAAGCACTTTAAAACAAATTTCATACATCATCATATCAGGAATATAGCTACCTCGTGCTGCTGATAATCCAGTAGCGTGAACGCCCATTCTTGTGTGAATTGCAGCTAAACATAAGGGCATATTAAATTCTTCAAATACAGCTGCTACAGAATCGACGGTGTCTCTCAAATCATCAAAAACAAAGCTAACGTATCCTTTGTCTAAAGGCTTAAAAGCAAAAGGATTCTTTTTTGCTTCAAGTAAAACACTGTCAATCATAACAGGGAAAAATCCGCGATTGATTCGACTCTCGTTATTCGTAACACGCTCATTCATTGATCCAACAACAGCAATAGACTCTTGCATCATGTCTAATCTTTCTTCTAATGTTGTTTTTTGTTTGACCGCAATCTCACTACCAGAAAGGCAATTATTTACGACCATCTTTACAGCTCCGGCTGGGGCTATAACTTCAAAATCTTTATAAGCCGTAGAGTTGTCAGTTCCAAAAACAGCAAGTCTCCAAGTATTTATGCCGTTCCAGAAAGCACATAAAGCATAAACAGAACCATTCGAAGGTGTACTTCCAGACACATAATATCGTTCATTTTCTTTTACGTCGAAAAATGCATGACTGTATAAGACATTATCTCCATAAGATTCGTTGGCTGGAATCATGTATATACTTCCATCAACAACCTGAGTTGGAGTCAACATTGTTAGTTTTTCTTCGATAATTGGAGTAATGCCTTCTGATAAATCTTCAACGGTTTGTTCGATGTCAGTAGACCCAAACGTGTCGATCATTGTCTCATACGTGACTACGGCAATTCCTTTACTTTGCAGATAATCAAGTATTTCACGCAAGACCGTTTCGTTCTCGAAAGTATCGCCTGCGCCATATTCATATCCGTGACACATAAATCTTATCCATGTTTTATCGCTTGCGCATTTATCAATAATGCTCTTAATTGTATCTATGCTTTGATTTATTGTCACACGTTCCTATGAATACCTAAATGAAACACCTTGATTAGAATAATCGAAATTGCCGATCAACCATTTTTCTATTTCTGACGAATTAGAGATCGCACCTTCACCGCCGGCTCGAATAAATCCTCTCGGAGTGAATCCTGCTGCTTGTAAACTATTTTTACAGTTGATAACATGATCGTACATGAATTCATAATCGTATTGGGTTTTCTCAGTAATTACATCAACGTTATGTGCCATCACCTCGCCGCCGAGTTCTACTACTTTTTTAGCAATAGTTCTCATCGACATGCTTGGTTCATAACTTCCTCTTGTCTCCTAAACACCTGTTGCAATATTGTCAAGTTTTTCTGGTATAGCGGCAAGACATAAAGGCATTTGATATTCTTCAAAAGTGGCGGCGATACTGTCGATATCATCAGTAAGATCGTCAAAAACAAAACTGACATATCCTTTATCGAGAGTCTTGAGTGTAAACGGATTTTGCTTATTTAACGCAATTAAAGAACTCGCCATACCTAGATCGTAAGATTTTGAAGAAGCGCTTTTTTCCGCTGATTCGATTCCGACTTTACAAATAGCAGCAGGCAAACCAGCGTTTTTGTTTAAAACTAATTTTTTCGCGTTTGTTGGGGCTTTAACCTATACATCGAAATATCGAGTCAAAGGATCTGCGCAGATTGTTATCAACAGATTGCCATCTGCATCATAAAAAGCGCCACCTGGGAAATTATCAACGTTCGTTGCAGATGTGCAGGTGACAAAATATTGTTTGCCTCCTGTTACGTTGTAAAACGAATGCCCGTAATGAACTTCATTTCCGTAAGGAGACATTGTAACTACATTATATATTTGATTCTCTACGGTAGACTCTGGTGTAACAGCTGGTCCTATTGCTGGGGTGTTGTCTTTTTCATATTGTTCCTAAAAGTCGTCTACTCTAGAAACAACTTCTTCTGTTTGTTCTGCCAAATCGTCGATCTATTCGCTGCCAGTAAGGGTTTTCTTTATGAAAACTTCTATACTTTGCGTTTGAATTGTTTTATTGACAGCCATAGATACAGCGTTTTCGGGTGGAACAACCGGCTCTTTGGTGTATACTTCATTTGGAGTTGTTCCAAACATAGAAATTAAAGAATCGTCTGCATCATAGAAACCGCCAACTGGATATTCAGCAGCGTTGGAATGAGCAGAGCCAGTAACATAATACGTAATAGCGGGGTCTATTTCATATAACGCATACGCATACTTCGCAGCTTGAACGTAAACTTTTTTTTGAGGAATATTAAGCAAATCTTTAGGCACATGTTTTGTTGGTTTAATCAATTTATCTACTTGTTCTATCTCGCCATCGCTTATACCTAATACGTTTTGAATTTTTGTGACGCTACCAATAAGCTGATTAAAGTTTTCAGCGTTTTGGGCTACACCGTCCTCGATATAGTTTAGTTCCTCGGCTTCGAGTATTTCGCCCGGCTCGAAAAATTGCTTCTGATAGCTCATACATCACGACCACCTTACATAAGCACAGTTTCGTTCAGTCTGGAGGTGTTCAGTATTGTGCCCGCCAATCCCTACACTCCGTTTTCAATAGCCAATCCAGTTCCAACGGTCAAAACGTTGACGTTTCCTTCGCTATCTACGTAAAGAATTTTTCCAGCTAAAGCGGTTCCCTGTTCGATTTTTACAGTCTTGTTTATTTCTTCTTGAATCTTCTTACTGCTCCAAGTGTCTGATTCAGAAATGGTAGAATCTTCTATTTCTGGCATGGCAAAAGCATCTTCTTCATCGCTTTTAACCCAAACGTCTACATGTTCTTCCGTAGGTTGTGTTTCTGATACTTTGATCGAAGAAATATTTGAAGCGTATTCAGCAGCGTTCTGCGCAGCTTCTGTCGCTTCTCTTAGTTCCTCGATTTCGGCAAGAAGTTCGGCGATGTTAGGAATAACCTCGGTGGGATCGTAAACATAGTCGCTAGGCTTAGCTCTCGGAATAATCGGTATGCGAACTTCAAAAAAAGTAATACCCATTTCCTCGTTCTCAATATAAGCATAACACCGGATAGCTTTGGGTTGCTGAAATAATTCGTCTGGAATTTTCATTAAACAAACGTCATTTTCTTTCGTAGTTGTGACAACCACTGCTGGCGATGTTTGCCCTTCGAACGCGCAATGTAGCTAAACCGGACCGTCAAAGACTATACCAGAAATGCGCTAAATAACACCATGATCCCACTGATATCTAGGTTTTACGCTCTTTACAGTATTTCCTAGCGTAAAAGAAACGTCAACATAGTTTGTTTTCATGTCTGCCATAAACACCTCTCCTTATTTGTGCGGTAGAGAGGCGGCAATGCCGCCTCTCGTATTTTGTTACTCGAACTCAACAAATGCATCCAAAGCTTCCATATCCTCAATAGACATAGTAATTCCAGACGTCTACGAAATTGTAATAATGTTGCTATCGATTTCCACGTCAAGTTCTCCAATTTCGTTGATCTTCTTCACGAATTCGTTTTTGTCGTCTTCTGACTTAAAAGTCCAAATACCATCTTCATTAAAGACAGGTTGGTACTGATCGAACAGTTCTTGTTCCTTTGAAATCTGAAATTCAATATGACATTGTAAAGCCTTCTTCAATTTAAAAAAACTATAAGAAACAGGTAAAGGCAAAGCCCCTTTTGCCATTTTATCGATTGCTTTATATGCTTGAACAGCTTTACTTTGTTTAGTCTAAATCATAATTTGATCTCCTTATAAATTTTTTATTGCCCAAGGCTGAAAGATTGACTCTTGGAGATATACAGATAGTTAACTTGTGCTCCATTGACATATGCGCGAGCATAGCCTTCTGCAAACATGTAGTTCGGAGCGTTATTCTTGATGGAGTTAATGCTGCCACCAGCCGTAACAGTATACAAGACCTCGCTATTATCCACAGCAGCGCTGGGGCCAGAAATCTGATTTCCGCTTAGACCAATCTTTGCTTTTGCTGCTGCCCATCCAGCGGCGTAACCTTCGGAATATCTATCCGCAGGAGCTTTTACTAAAATGCTCCCGACATTTGACGTACCATCGCCTCTCGTTGTCGTTGCAGTAACGCTTACAGACTCTCCATAACCAAGATCTGCAACTCCAGAATATCCACCAGCATAAAACACAAGGGAGTTTGCTCCATCTGTTTTACCTTGAGCATACCTATCAGCCGGAGCCTTTACAAGAATGCCAGTAGCATTAGATGTGTTGTCGCCTCTTGTAGTTGTTGCAGTTATGCTAACAGATTCTCCATAGCCAAGATTTGCAACTTCAGAGTATCCTCCTGCATAGAAAACAAGAGAATTTGCTCCTTCTGTTTTACCTGCTGTTTTACCTTCATTGTAAATAGGTGTACAATCGATGGAGGCAATAAGATTGCCCCCCGCAGCCGAACCAGAACGGCATTCTGCGTAGATTCCGTTTAGCTCAAGATGTGCCGACGCTTTCATCAACATCTGAGAAGAGTCGTAAGGATTTGTATAGCCTTTTTTCATCAACTGAGCCATAATTGACGTTCCGCTACCAGTGAATATCAAAGATCCGCTGGCAGCCGAATTAAAATTTACGGTATTCGAATCGCCTCCAGCAGTCTTCACAGTCAGCGAATACGTTCCGCTAGACTCGGTCAAAATGAGCGTAGGCTTACGATAGGCTCCCCAATATGCGCTATCTGCTCTAGATTTGATCGACGGAATAACGTCGTTATTATTCAAAACATGAGCTATTGTATCTATAGTCCATTTCTGATCTGCAACAGCGATGCCGTTAAGATACATATTGTCAGCACAAATCGTTGCAGCACTCATGTTCGTAGCGCCGATGTTCACAGCACTAATAACGTTCCAACCCAGTAAGTTACCGTCTGCAACGCTTGGAGCCAATATAGTTCTGTTATTCGATACGTCAGCATACATGTTTAAACCTTTTGTCTGGTACATAAGCTGCAGCAACTTACCGTTTGTTATGCTCGGGTTAGCATTTGAAGTAATTGTTGCACTCTTATATTGTGCGGTAATCGTAAAAGATGTTGCACTTGTCGTACCGTCATCGTCTGTCTTCGTATAAGTGATCGTATTAGTGCTATTGGCAGTAGATGCGGTGCCTCCCACGGAATATGTCGTATCATACGCAACAGATTTCGTGCTGCTCTTCATGTTATAAGTAGCAAGATTGATAGTTGCTGTACCGCCTGTTCCGATGTTAATCGTTCCGTTACCTGCTGTACCAATATTAACCGTACCACCACCGTTGCCAATAGTAGCCGTGTTGTTTGGCCCATCAAGAAGAATGTTGCCACCAGCAAGACTCAACACGCCGGCAGAAGTCAGTTTATTCTGATCGGAGCCAAGCGTAATAACTCCAGCCACGCCGGAAGCAGTAAGCTAACTAATCGTTTTACCGCTGACAGTAACGCCGCTCTCCCCAATATCCACACCAGAAAAGATAGAATATTTATTATCTAAAGCAGTTTTAAGAGTGCCTGTTCCGATCTTGATCGCAGAACCAGAGACAACTTCAATAACACCATTAGCGGTCACCGATAATGTACCGCCAGAAAGATTGATTTTGCCATTCGATCTCACATCGATTGTGCCGCCATTGATGTCAACCTTTCCGTCTGAAGCGATGTTCACAGCACTTTGGCCGCTAACGTTGATACTTCCGCTTCCGGTTAAATCGAGATTTGAGCCTGTCATATTGATTTCGCCAGAAGAACCGATGTTCACATGGTCTGTAGCAATTTCAATAATTGAACCGTTCGTCTACACAGATCCTGCAGGTTTCTTGCCGTCAATAGTCGCAAACAGATTCTAAGCTTTGTTGCTCGAAATGTTCAATTCATTACCAACCGTACTAGCCAAATGATCTGTTGTAATCGTACCAGCCTCAATACGCTCAGCAGAAAGATAGCCGGCAATGATTTCATCAGCAGTAAAACCTTCGCCAGTGCCAAACGTTCTCCAATTCCATTCGCCCCAGATATTCTTCGAATTAGCGATAGCAAAACCATTACCGGTCAACGTCATCGCAGACAACCCATCGGAAGATTCAAACACCTGGTTGCCGCGACTATCGGTATACCAAGTGGACGAGCCGCCAGTTATGCGCAACTTGTTCGCATCAATTTTACCTTCTAATCGTTCTGCGGCCATCTGCCCGCTGCTTGTAATCGCTGAAGCTCTCGAATACAAAGTTTCTTTGCCTTTCACTTCTCCAGCGACTTCGGCAATATGAGTCAGAACATCAGTAAACGAATGTTGCCCCATCGTTGTCAGGTTTGTGTTGATTGTTATAGTTGTTTTTTGCGGCTGGTCATAACATTTCGCGATCTTGTCAAAGTATGCCCATAGATTGATATCAATATCTGGATCAACAAGATGTGCAGCAGACATAATAGACAGATCAGGCCACATCACAGCTTCCGTTTCTTCCTGTTCAGACTAAGGCGCAGAGCCGTAAAGATCAAGGAAAGAGACAGTATATGAAGCGTCTGGCTTCGCCAACTCTTTCAGGTTTTCCAAAGCATCATCGTATAGCTTGCTTTCGTCTCCCTCAACGTACTCTTCTGTCTGCCAATATCCTTCTCGGTAAATATCTCCCAGCTTGTCGATCATATCGCACTCAAGCGTTCTAAATTCTTTTTGTGCGGCATCTACAGCTGCTTTTCGAACTTCATAAGTCTAATCAGCGTATTCGGCGAATTTAACCATTAGAGGAACAAGACCTTTAAGCTCTCCCCCGCCAACGTTCTTGCCAATGTAAACATACGTAGTCTTATCTGCGATTACAGAGTTACCCTGATATAAATGACGAACGATGGTTTTATCATTCAAGTCGTTTACAGAACCGGTGATTCTAATGTATGCAGTGTTTTCCCCAACAGTAAAGCTATTCTGAATCATCATGCTTGATATAAGCTGGTTACCTTTTGAATAGCTTTGCACGATTAAAGACGAAGCATTTGATATCGTATATTCTCCTGGATAAATCGGAATAAATCCAGTACGATTGTATCCGGCGTTTTCAATTTCTACACCAGAAGAATCAAGCGTACCAGAAGAAATCAGCTCCGTAGGTATAACATTAGCAGCATGGTATTTCACATTATCGAAACGATATGCTTTCGCTTCGAGAATCGTTTCAACGCCAGACGCTTTTTGAACAACGTGACCTTCTGTAGTGTTATATACAACGCTATCTCCACTATTAAGCTGTCTGTTTGTGGTAAACAGGAAATAAGTTCCGTACTTATCAGCAAGATAATAATTGCCAGCAGAAACTGTTTTTGTCAACGAAACGGTATACGTATCGTATTGGCCTTTATAATACTTGTCTCTTGTAAGCATAGCGTTATAAACGGGGCTAAACGATTCTACTAACTTCGTGTTGAAATACAACCTGTAGTCGCCATCATGCGCAGGTTTCTCTTCGGAAATGACAACCTTATTCCAAACATTGTTGATGCAGAAATGCTATGTTGCTGTTTCCCAATTGAACCAGTACGTTCCGTTGTTTACAACAGGTGCGGTATTTGAACAATAAACCCTATTCCAACCATTGTCCCCCGCCGCAGAATAGCAGAAATACAATTCAGAAGACAAAGAGTTTTCATAATACTTTACCCACCACCCATATCCATTCAGTTCTGCTTCAGAAACAATAGGAGCGAGCGTACTGAAATATACTGGATGATTGGTTGTTACCTATTTCACTGCATTTTCTAGCGTGATTCTGCAAGATTCGTCTGCTGTTTCATATGCTCCGAAGTATCCGTTAACGTTGTTCATTGCGAACAAATAAAATCTATCGTTCACACTAATGGGTTGATGTTCTTCAGCCCAGAGAGTAATAACAATATTATCTTCGTTGTTGACAATGTCTTTTAAATATACTTTCTCCCACGTTACTGGGCTGGTATTGTGAACCACATACATAACAGACGCTTCTTCGTTTAAGGACTCACCAGTCGGCTTAATTCCTTTCGAAATATGCCATTCGAACCTATCTTTTTTCAGAACGCCATAGTCGGTTCTATAAATAACACCAACATCGTCAGGGTTTCCAGAGATAGTGATCGTACGATATGAATCTTCAAATCCAGTGCTTGTCACATTCAGTTTGCAAAAATCAACATTACCGATTGTTTCACTTAATACAAGCTGACTGTCATTCATCTCTGTTGTTTTATCGAGAATATTTTTCTTCAAAACTTGACCATTAACTTGATATTCAGCGATCGCTTGAATAGCCTCGTCCGTAAGCTAACCTACTTTATTGTAGTAATCAAAGTTCATAATAAATGAGAAATAATTTCTCTCATTCGAATATTCTACAGAGCAAGGAAGTTCAATGCCGCTGATTTCAGAAGTAACTCTGTATGCTTTCTGCAGTCCATCATTCCACAAATACATCATAGATGCATAGTCCAACATTGAGAATTTCAATACAGTGCCTCTGCTTAGATCATCTGTACTAACAAAACAATATGTCACTTCTATGCCGGCTTCATCTAAAACAGAAAAGTAGTATGTATGGTTCTTTGCAACCGCGTTGGTAAGTGTGATATTCGCAACTCTATATTCTATTTCATCGATGCCGCAATATCCAGATACATCGTCACCATAGGAACCGTAAGCATAGAGTTTCGTAATCAAGTTTTCTGTGTTTAGTTTTCTTGCGTTGCTTTTTACGTTTTTACCGTAATGAAGTTCAACAACACCGTCTGCTTTCGAAATATCTGGCATCGAATCATCGTCAGGTTTCGAAAACGGGTTAATCGGGACAATATCGACGGTTCTTCCTTCTCCATGATAAACAGGCTTTGCTTCAAAGAGATCGCAAATTTTGGAAATCAACTTGAAAGATCCCGTCTTTGCCGACGCTTTTAAAGTGCGTTTCTTTTCGGTTTTACCATCCTTCTCATAAAAAACAGAAACGTCACCAACCGACCAACCAGTACCTTCCTACACCGTTGTAAGAAGTTCCTCTGCCGTTCCGATGTTGTTGCCGGCTTTGTCAGTAAATTCCAGTCCAAGGTTCTTTGTTTTCAACAATTGAGAAATATGCCCAGCTGTTACCTGAACGTTTTTTGAAAAAGCACTGTGGGTAACTTTAGGTTCAGAGATTAAAAACCAATCCGTCCCATCGTCATCAATAAGACGAATTCTATAATCTGCAATTAGGTATTTCTATCTAAAATTCTCTTCTTCCCCGTTTTCTGTTGAGCATTTAGATGGAATCGTGAACGAAAGTTCTCTCCAGCCATTTCTCTCTGTTGTGACAAAAACATCGACAGCCTGACCGGAAGTATCGGAAGTAGCATCGTATAGCGGGCAGACTTTGTTTCCGCTATAATCGAAGATATCCAATACTAGATTTCTGCGGTTTCGTATCACGTTTTCTCACATCCTTAAGAAAATGTATGTTTGTAAACAAACTTAAGCAAAGACAGATCCATTGTAGTATCTGGAGTCACTGTAAGTTCGTTCATCGTTGCGATAACTGTGTTTTCGTTTCCGTTGGCGTCCAATGCGGAAGCCTACGTAATCTTATTACCGCTCGCTTCAATAATTTTATGCCATTCGTTTCTAACGAGGATATATTTCCCTTGATAATCCTCATACATTTCAAAATTTGTTGTTAGCTTATTGCTACCTTCTTCGTAAGAAATTCCGAAATCTCTTGCGATCGGAAAGGCTGGTTCAAGATCAATAAACCCATAATCGTGAAATCTGAAAGCTAATTCTGTTTTATTTGCTGCCTTATCCACTAAAACAGTTTTACCGTTGATACCATCGGACATTACATACTGGTTTTCTCCAGTCGATAAGCCGACGAATTTGCAACTTTGATTCGTAGTAGAATTAGCTATTGTAACACCTTTGGCTGAGCCGGCGATCTGAATCGCAACCGTGGCTCTTTCCGTTCCGGCATTGTATAGCAAAAACGACGTTTGATTAGTTAGATTGCTATTCTTCGTGATCTCGACCTCGGGCATCAATCCGTCCACTTCCAACAAAGCAGAATTGTTTCTCTAAGAGTAATCATTTAAAGATAAGGTATCTATATAGGTTAAATCCGTTCTCGCGAAAGGATAATATGCTCTCATTTTTACAACAACACAACCGTTCAAAAAATTCAGCATTTGGCTTGTATCGACGCTGATAACCGTAGCGTTATAGTATAACCAAGGATTTCGTTCAAAAACCTATTGGCCTGTTTTGCCAATTCTGAATAGCGAATGTATTTTCGCCATAATGCCATCATTGATGTTTTGCGATTCATAATAGCAGCGGAGCGTGAAATCTTTTGGTTTTCTTGTTGCTCCATAATAGAATCCACCATCGTGGCCGTCAAACGCTTCTTCTTGAATTGTCGTCTGCGTTGGCTTGTAAACATATGTATTAGCATTGTCAGGAGCATATTGCAATCCAATCTCCGCAACGTCAACGCCGCAGAAGGAAAAACCTCCAACCATATCCTTCACCTCCTGAAAATAAGAATCGAAGGAAGGGGGCGTTACTCCCCTTCCTCCTTAAATTAGAATGAGTATTTAGATGTGTGTACTCCAGATTTAGAAAGTTCTTTGACAAACGCTTGACCAACTTTCTGCGCAACGATCTCGATATCTTCATCATTATTTAGTTGAGCCTGGTTGATCACCACATTGACTTCTTCGATCTGTGCGTTCTTGCCGCTATCAACATCGAAGTCAAATCTCTTCGGGACATACCGAACATATCCCATAGCATCAATCATGTTTCTTACTAACACTCTGTCGTCTGCGCTTAAGAAAGCTTCCGGTCTACTTGGAGATCCGTGAACCATTGCTAAGCCCGTATAGTCTACGTCGCCGCCTGAACTAAAGCCTGGAATATTCAGTTTCTTAACCAGATTAGAAAGCGCATTGACGCCGTTTTTCACAGTAGTGTTGACATCTTCAGCAGCCTTACCGCTATTGAAATAAGACACAACGTTACTGGCTGTTTCTTTCAACCAGTTAGCGGCTTGCCCGACTATTGTTGTCGACTTGTTTTCGGTTGTCGGTGTGCTGCTTGGTGTTTTAGAAGGCGCAGCGCTCAATCCAATATTGTCTACGCTTACATCTTCGTGGCTGTATTCAGCGCCTGTTTTAAGTGCGGCAACATAATCGTCGTAAGCTTCAGACCACTCGTAAAGCATGGAGGCTTTATCTGTTTCGGAAGCATTGATGTATTCGTCGCTCTGCATCATATAGGTTAAGAAGTTATCTTTAGAAGATAGAATCTGGTTAATCTGCTCCCAGTATGTATCGGTAATTCCGTACATCTGTTTATACAGATCGTCCCAGGTCTGAAGCATCTGCTTTTTAGCATCGTCTAAAGAGTTAGCGTATTCCTGAACATTGAGCTTCAGCCAATTCATCAGATCGTCATGAGACAAGCCCATAACGTTCTTGATTTCGTCAGCGAAATTATTCGCGTTCTCTAAGAACGCCTGCATGTCCTCATCGCCAACAGTGACATACTCATCGTAAGCCGCGATCTGATCGTCAATCTGCTGCTTTGTAGCGTCTGCCTCGTCCTCTGCAATATCCCAAGCAATATCCTTCTCGATGTCTGCGATCTTCTTTCTCAGATCGGCAGCATCCTTGGTTCTCGTAGAGTCCATAGAGATCATTGCAAGCTGTCTCTTATATTCAGACAGTTGTGCGTATTTCTCCGCTTCGTCTTCGGCCTCTTTACGAGCGTTCAATCTTTCATCAATCAGGTTCTTCTCTTCTTCAAGAGCTTCTTTTTTCTTTTCAATGTCTCGCTTTACGAGATCCCACTCGTCCTGATAGCGCTGTCGAATTGCTTCGGTGATAGTGTCTTGCATGGAAACAGAGCCATCAAGCATGTCTCGTTCTTTCTGGATTCTGGCGTTAATCTCTGCTTCTACCATCTCTTCCAGAGAAATGCGAGTCTGTCGGATTGCTTCTTCATTTTCTTCCATGCGTTCGATGTTTTCCTCGATAGCGATATCTACTTCTTCGATAGCTTCCTCGGTCTTAAGAATCTCTTCTCTCAGGCTATACCAATCGTCAGAGTTCTTTGTGGTTTGAGCCTATTGTTTTTTCAGAGAATCAAGATTGCCTTCAAGTGTTGATCTGTATTCTTTTTGCGCATCATTTTCCAAAGCAATCATGTTATTCAGGTTGCCAAACTCTCCACGGTTCTCATACTTCGTCTCTTGATACTGGATCATTTTAATGATGTGTTCTCTTGAAGCCTGCTTTTTGGAAAGGTCTTCCATAAGAGTCTCAGCTGCAGATTTCTTAGAACCACCACCACCGCCACCGCCTCTACTCGCTGTGCCTTTTCTGCCTTTGATGCTATCAACAACAATTTTTGCACTCATCTTCTCGCCGTCAGAAGAGATCGCCAGATGAGCATCGACGCCCATTTGAGCAAGGTAATCAGCTAATTGCTGAAGTTGCGCTGCGGCATCGCCTGTCATAGCATTGATAGCTGTTGATAAGTCGACTGGCTGAGCTTCGCCTTCGATTTGAGGCAGTTGAATACCAAGCTGATCATAATCAAGATTGGAACTAATGTTTTCACTGAAAGCATTAAGCTCTTCTTCGATGAGAGTATAGTCTTCTTCTAGCGCTGCTTCGAGGGCTTTCTTTACCATCTCTGGCTGCTCTTTGATTGTATCCTCGTCGAATCCAGTCATCTGAGCAATGGCACTCATCGTCTCTTCATCTCTGTCGCCTTTAAAATACTTATCTCTAAAGAATTGATTATTCGCGGCTTTGCTGAGAGCAGAGTTCATTTCTCTCATTGCGGATGCAACAGACTTCGCATCCCCAGCCCACTGATCCATATTGTCAGCAATTTCTTCGGTACTGTCTCCGAACTTCTTAGACGCACGAACTGTCTCTGACATGATGATATTTGCTAGTTTTTGCTGTGCTTCAGCGTTCATTTCAACACCAGAAGTCATAGCATTGATAACTTCAGTGATACCTGGGAACACACTTTTCAGAGCCTCAAGCTGTTCGAGCATCGCAGGATTACTCATTGCTGTCATCAGAGTACCAACGTTTTCAGTAGAAGTAGTATCGTAAGTTCCTTCTGATAAAGACGAAATAAACCCTTCTCCAAAGAAAGAAGGAAGCATATTTTTATAATCTTCGTGATCTAACAAATTGGAACCAGCGATCTGACTTTGAAGAATTTTTCTAAATAACGAGAAATCCATTGTGCCAGCTTGCGTGGCAGCCCACGCTTTATTGAGCGTCTCGTTCTGACTAAGCAATCCGATTAGATTGTTGAAATCAACTGGGATTCTGTCGACAAACTCTGTAATGTTGTTCGAATCAGAAGCATATTTCGAAAGCTCGATTAGTTGATCAATATATCCAGCGTTATTTGCTTCCCAATTTAAATACGCTTGCTTAGCCTATGAGTCGGCAGGCGTAAACGCAGGATTTTCGTTTTTATCTTTCTATTCGCGCAATGCCGCATAATATCCCTCTTTGTCTTCAGAGTATCTTTCAGATAACGTTGTTTGCGCTTGTTCTAAAGATTCAAAACCTTCTTCACCCTAATGATAAGGCCAGTCTGTTATGTCGAGATAACCTTCTTTTCCTTCTTCGAGGACTTGTTCATACATAATCGGAATTACAGCGTTCATATCCGTAGCGTTTACTTTACTCCAGTCTATAACTTTTGTATCTGGATCTGTAATGGATTCAACAAATTTTTTTCTTACGGCAAGAGCTAATAATTCATCATCTGCGTGATTTAAGCGGTAATCAGGCACATATTCACTAATGTAGTGAGAAACACTGTCTCCATACACAAGATCGATAGCTTTTTGCTGTTCTTCATACAGCATATTTAATCCTTCATGCTGTCCATTAACTGCCTAATACATTTGTTCGGATAAATTCCTCAACACATTAGCGTTGTCAAAATTCTTTAGACGATTATCATTTGACTGTATGTTTTTAATGAAGTCATCTTTATTGCTATAAATACTGTCTAGTCCAATATCGTGAGCGTACAGATCATAAAGCAGTGAAAGCTATTGAATAACAGAATCGGAATAATCATACGAATCAGACAAAAGGAAATCTGCGATATTTCTTTCAGAACTAAAAGGATTAAATTTTGTGATTCTTGCTTGTTTTGGTGTTGGCACAACTTCGGCTTCAAAATATTTTCTAGCAAAAAGTTCGTTATATCTACCGTTGGTATAGATTTCCGGTTCGCCAAACCAATTAAACCAATTGCTTGCATATCCAGAGAAGATAGCTTCAGAAGTTGCATTAGTGAATTCTTGTCCTTTGTAAAGATAATCAAACAAGTCTCTTATCGCTTGTTCTTGAGCAGTATCAGAACCAAGCAAGCCTGCCTCATACAACGTGCGATAATGATCAAACGAATACATGTTTGTTTCGCGACCGATTGGCTGCGCATTTGCCAAACCAATTAGCGAATCATAAGAAATGCCAATTGAATCTGCATTAGCCTGATCAAGCTGTTGCTGCACATAATCGTCGAAATTTGTGCTTGCATCCAGTTTGGCTTTCACTTCCGCATGTGCAATTTCTTCTTTAGTTAAATTATTTACCGAAACAGCGGCTTCGTCCGTTATCGTTTTCCATTGTGAAAGAACGCTTGTTGCATCCGAAATATTATCTTTCAATTCAGGGAACAAAGTAATCAGCGTGTTTAGATTCTTTTCAAACTTTTCAGAACTAGTAGAATCCATTGCAGATCCCAATTCATCGTATTGTTTGCCAAGAGCAACGGTTTCTTCAATGAGTTCTTTTCTTCTTTGCTGTCGTTTTGTTACTTCAGCGATATATTGGCTGTTTTGCTCTGCGACTTTTTGTTTGTATTCTGCATTATTTGCAGTTGAAACATTCGTAAACTTTCCGATCTGAGAAGCGGCAAACATGCCTATTCCAGCAACGCCAATGCCTGCAAGAAGAGATATTGTACTTCCTTTGCTCTTGATCAAAACTGCTAATCCGGCAACGGTAGCAAGAATAGGAATCAACATTGTTAATGATCTTCCTAACGCAGGAACATTTTCATTTAAATCAGATAGTCCGCTCAAGACATCCGAAACAAAATCTAGCACGCTTGTCGCAATGCCTGAAGATTCAAAACTAGAAACTAACCGATCGAAATTAGACGTCAAAGTTTCAAGAGCAGAAGCAATAGACGTTACGGCAATTTCGTATTTTCCATCTGTAATTCCTTCACTTTCTTCTGCTAGCTCGAGATATTTTCTAAACGTTTCTCCTCCATCTTCGGACATGCCTTCCATTAATGTTTGGAACATATTTCCCTGTCTGGTGCCGGCAACGGAAGTTGACACAAGAGATTTCTGAATGTCTGTCATAGATTGCCATCTTTCGGCAATGTCGACCTATACGTCAGTAGATTTTCTCCAGCCGCCATTTTCATCTCGCAAAGAAACACCTATTGTTCCCAGAGCAGATTCAACATCGTTCTACGCAGTAACTTCGCCGTTAATCTCTTTCGTGTATTTATTTGCGGTAACATTATGAAGTCTCGACAAAATGGTATTCATAGCAGTACCAACTTGCTTACCGCTTAACTGAGTCATGCTGGTCATAACGGTAAGCATTGGTGTTAACTCTGAATAAGAAACTCCGGCGACCTTTGCAGCAGCAGCACACTTCTGCATAGCATCACCGATCTGATCGGCACTTGTTGCCGCACTATCGCCAAGAGCAACCAAAGCATCCATAGCTTCTTCAGCTGTAGATACAAGATTGTTTTGCAAAGCTGTTGTGATAATCTTCGTAGCATTCTCTGTCTTGATTGCAGTTACTTTTGCGAATTTCAAAATACTACCAGTTCTACTGTCGACTTCGCTTTCGCTCTATCCCTGTCTATAAAGCGCTTTCTTTACGGTAGAAACATCAGACACTGAAGTACGATATTTTATTGCATCATTCAGAACATTTTCTCTGACTTGAACCATTTCTTCATCTGACTTCATCGTAACAGTCTGAATTTCTTTCATGTTGGTGTTGAATTCTATCGTAAATCTCTTTAACTCGTTCATTGCTTTAGACAGAAGCTGTTTCCCCTATCTCGTAATGACACGCGTAACCGCGTCATCAAGCATTTGGAAACCAGCAGAAAGCTTGCCGCGAGCTTTTTCAAGACCTTCCATAGCCTCTTTATTGCGATTTAATGACTCAGTGAGCTTATCTATTTCTGTCTGCGGAGCTTGAGCATTTTTGAGTTCTTCGAGCTTCAGAGTTCCCATCTCGTCGTAATGACGTCTTTGCTCAAGCTCGTTTTCTGTCTGAGCCAGATATCGTCCGTACATCGTGTTGTCGATTGCACGGCGACGATGAGCGAGATCCATGCGGTCACCGTGACGAATGAAAGAAGCCACTTCTTTATGAATCTTATCTGTATACTGAGTTTCAAGTTTTTTTCTATATTCTTCATCGATATACTTGGATACTTCATCGAATTTAGGAAGCAGTTTTTCGTATGCTTCATCAGATAATAACTTCTTATTGTGAGCTTCTTCCATCGCGGCCCGTTCTCTTTCGAGTTGCATTTTTCTTGATTCTACTTCTCTGCTAATCTTTGTTTGTCTGTCCGCAGTTTTTCCAGTAAGCTGATACATAAATTGATCGATGTTCTCTGAAAACCGCAAATCGTTACTTCTTAACAGATTTTCTCTTCCCCGTTCTTCAAGCTTTCTAGCTTCGGCAATTCTCTTTTCTTGTTCGCTAATTGCCTATGCATCTGCCTCAAGATCGGAATTCGCTTTCGAAGAATATTGTTCTCGAGATTGTTTGAACGCGTCAAGCTGTTTTTGAAGAGATTCAACTTCGGAACTCCACTTTTCAAGAGTAGCCTATTGCTTATCGAATTCGGTCCCAACGCCTTGGACACTTTTCCGCAATGATTCCAAAGCACCTTCGCCGCTTTGGGTAAGATGGGCTCTGGTAGCTAAGAAATAATTAGCTTCCATTCCTTGCTATGAAGCAAACAGGTTTTCTCCTGTTGCTGTTCCGCTGCCAAATACGGTAGAATCACCATGAGTTGAAGCAATATCGTATTCATTTTGAGCTTTTCGCTACTCATACAAAGACAGCGCATAGAAAGATTTTTCAGGATCTTCATCAACCTTTGCGTGCGTCTTATACCATTTACCTGAAACCTGGCGAATATACTCCGAAAGTTCTTTTTCTGCCTGCAGTGAACCTTCGAATGTTTTTATTTTTTCGTATTGTTCAAAAATCGAAATACTGTCGTCTATCTTTTCTTCTACAACTTGCGTTGCCTCTTCTACTTTTTTCGCGTTTCTTTGTGCTTGTTTAATTTTCCGAGACTTAGGTTTTTTACCTTTAAAGCTAGTTGCAACAGCATTCTCTTGTTGAGCAATCGTCTTCTGCGGATTAAGAAGCTGTTCAGCAGAAGACACGATTGCATTCGGCATATCAACACCTTCGTGTTGGACAAGGTCTGCAGCAATCTTAGAGCCCTCTTCTTCTCCGTATACAGATTTTATTCTGTTTATAGTTGCGCCATAAGAATACAAGTAAGCTTTTGCAACATCTATTCCGGCTTGTTTCTGAAGTTCAGACAAATATTCTCCGTACTGCTTTTCCGTTCCATCATCAAGTTTAACCTTGCCACCGCCAATAATCTTACTTTTTGCTAAATCTGTGACTTCCTTATACGCTTCCGATATTTGTGCAGCTAAAACATCGTCTTCTTCCCCAGTGGTGGAACCTCTGTCTCCTGTAGCCATTCCTAATTTCAGGAATCGCAGATTCTGCAAAAGAGCTTTCGATTTATCTCCGACGCCACCGTATCCAATAACTCGGTCAAGGGCTTCTAAAACAGCTCGTCTTCGTTTTTCTCCCTCTGGAGAGCTGCCGAGTTGCGAAGCCATTCTTAGTCCAACCTAAGTTGAATCTTGATACGCTGAAGGAAGATTGATTTTATCAATCTCCATTTCTCTTAATTGAGCCAGGTTAACTTTTATTCCTTCATCCGAAACGTAGATATCTTCTTCATCTGGAATATCTATATCATCTTTTCCGGTTACGTTGAACAGATTGGAATATTTGCTAGGCTACTTTTGCCATGTTTTACCCAGCCTTGAAGCAGCCCACATTTCTTTCGTCAGTTCAACATGTCCGCCTCTTTTGCCTAAAACGGTAGCAATGGAATATGCAGGATTTGACTGTACAGCCGCAATCAACATATCTCTGTTTCTTGGGTCTGTTAAATCAAACATGGTCGCTTTTTCGCCTGCAGAAGACGTCAATCCCATTGCCATTACAGCCGCAATACTGTCTTCAGCTGCACGCCTTCTTTGTTCAGGCGTATCCGTGACACTTCCTAAAACACCGTTATTATCTTTCACATGCTGAGCATTTGAAGTAATGGCAAGTTTGTTAATAATCTCGTTGTATAAATCCGAAGCCCGCCCCATTTCATGTGCGGTATCTCCATACATAACTTTAACGCCGTCGCCGTCGAAGTCCGCGTCGCCTAAAGTCAACATATCTTCTTCAGACAAGAACACGCCATTTGTTGAAATTCCAAACTTTTTATAGACATCGCGTGCTAGTTTCGCATAATTTTTACCAGAAACAAATTGTGCAATGCCGTTAGGTGCTCTGTTTACAGCAACAAATTCCTCGTCTGGTCGCAAGAAATCTACTATAGCGCCACCTTTAACTCCGCCTAATCCCCAGATTCCAGCTATTTCATCGTCTGTATATTCTCTTGTTAAACCTTTATCTTTCATGAGCTTACGGAGTTTCTGGATTTTTTCTTCTCTAGAACCACCGCCAAACTCAACAAGAGACGTCATCAGTGTTTTATTTACTTTTTGGTTGTAACCAGAAACACTCCCGTCGAAATCAAGCCACTCACCGCTCGCCAAACGAGAGATGATACTATCTTTTTCTTTCTGAACTCTGCTTTGAATAACATTGTCTGTTGGCTAGATTTTGCCTTCTCTAAGCATTTTCGCAAGGTAATCGTTGGGATCGCTCAGTATGAATTCTCTAATTCCAGCTTCAGTATCCAACATCTTAAGTCTGCGATCAGCAGCGGCCATCTGTTTTTCCACAATTTCAGGAGACAATTTCATGAACATCATTGCTTGATGGCCCAAACTATCAACTTTGCTTTCTGCGTTGCCGAAAGACGTTACAGTAGAAATACCATATCTTTGCATCAAAGCAGTAAAAGCTTTGTTCATTTCTTCGCCAGATTTAAAGTTACCATATGCAGAAATATTTTTCACCTGAGACACGTCTGAAACGCCATTCTAATCTGTAACATCAACATCTCCGCGAGGCCCAGGTAGAATAAACCTTTCACCAGGTTTAATCAATCCTGCGTTAACTGCCCAATCTCCCATTGTTTTAAACGGCATTTCATTAACAACACCCTTGCCCGAGATACCGATTCTTGCCTGTATAGATCCTTCAGGCAAAATACCTTTAGCCATCCAAGCAAGTCCGTCTGCCTATTTAGCTTTCTGTCCAGCGTCGCTTATCTTTGAAAAATCAACAATACCAAAGTTCTTATCTTTCTATTGTGACCTCACTTGATAACCAGGTGTCCAACCTTTTCCAGTAGCGTCATAATGTTTACGTAAAGCTTCTTCGCTTTCAAATACATAATCTTCTCCAACAAGGTTATTCCAGTAATTATTTCCAGAAAAAGCAAAGCCTTGTTGCTCGAGCCACGCTTTTTCTCTGTCTCTTACTGCCTTGTACGCTTCAGCTTCGATCAATCTGAACGTTGTGTTACGTCCTGTACCATGAAGATTCTGAGCAATATATTTCTTATTCGAACCTGGCAAAGACACTTCTTTTCCGCTGCTCAATTGCTCCAATAGTTTCTGGTGTTCTTTATTTTCTTTATCATATCCAGCAAGATCTAGTACAGCAACTTTATCCGTGAACTGATTATGCATGCCGCTCAAGCCAAGCAATCTAGTGTTCTGGCTTTCAGACAGAGCAACGGGTCTCCATTTTTCTTTACCGGAAAAAACATCTCCAAATCGAAATCTCGCAATCTCATATTGCTCTAGTTCTCTTCTAGCTTCTTTTTTTAAAGTCTCATAACCTTTCTGCTTTGTGCTCGTGGCCCACGCCGCAGCAGTTTCAAAGGGATCAAGACTGTTCATAGCAGACAAAACTCGACCAGCGGAGCTGCCGGTCATACGTGAAAGAAGTTTTCTCTCGTCGGAAGCAGACAGATTGTCTGCAAAAAGATCGACTCTGTTTGATTGAGAACCTGATGCCCTAAGAACCCAATCTTTCCACATGTTCGATTTAAACTGGTCATATTGAGCCTGTGTGATGTTTCGGTTTAATTGCGCTCGGCCAGCGGTGCTTCTACGGATCATTCCGTCAACTTTTTCCGCAGCACGCATTGCAGCATCGTTTTCAGAGATTAAGTTGCGCAGCATCTTCCTTTGTTCTTCTTGCATGAATAAACCATTAGAAGAACCTGAAGATGTGTAGTTTTTGTTCTTGAATGCCGTTTGGAAGGCTTTAGGAATTATTTCATGCGGATGAATGCTTGCGTTAATTTTCGAAACAGTTCCTTTGCTCAACATCTGATATTCTTCCATCATATAAGCAGGAAGAGCATGAGGAAGCTACATTTCAATATATTTCTTAAATTGATCACCCGATGTTTTTTTGAATCTTCTTCCGAAAATTTCCCCAGCTCGATCGGTCATCAAAATGTCTCGAGCCATATTAGAGACGCCGAATGACTTAATCGATCCCAAAGAAGAACGAATCAGCTTTTCGATTTCTCTAGTGTTGCTACTGAGTTCCTTTTTTACTGCCTCTGGAAAACCATCAAACATTTGTTTCGCTAAGCTTGTAGAAAACTTTCCGCCTTCAGAAAACAACTGAGTTGACATATTTATTTCCTCAAGCCCAGCCATTAAATCTCCTACAACAGCATCTTTTCTACCGTCAGATAACTTGTTTACAGCATGCGCCTTCTTCTCTAGCATATTTATCGTATGCTAAGTTCTGTCTAAACCGGCGTTTAACGCTTTTGGAGTACCTGGAGTTTCTTCTAACTCAGCTTTCAAGGAGGACACTTGCTCCTCGGCTTTTGAAAGTTGACCCAGAAAACTTGAAATATCAAAATTCTATTTTAAATCAATGGATTCTGACACTGTATTTCCTCCTTTTTTATTGACTTTTACTTCGAACATGGGTATCATTTTATTTGACTAATTGAACGCACCATTTTTAGTTTCCTAATACTTGCAAAAGGAGCAGTAATATGGATAACAATATCGTGCTTAACGTTCCAATACGGTGGTATAATAAAGATAACAACCTAACAGATTGCATTATGCACATTTCACACGACATAATTTCCGTTAGTTTTAATAATTCTCTAGTGTTCTCTTCGTCTTACGATGTAAATTTTATCGGTATAGAATTCGAAGAGCAAATCGCAAAAACTTCGTTGTTCTCGAAAGAAAAAATCATACGAGGATGTTTCATCGTTTCGGAAAACAAAAATTCTCCATGGTTTATTGTTTCTTTTTTAAATGCCATAAAAATCAAGGATTTTATATCTAACTTTCAGCAAGAAACTTTGCGTGCAAAAATCGAAGAACAAAACAAAAATGCCAAAGAAGTGTTCAATCGCATCAAGGCTCTTGAAACCAAGAACGCTCAATTGGAAGCAACGGTGCTTTCTTTAAAAAACCAAAACGAGAAACTGTCTGAGATACAAAATAGGCAATCGTCTTTATTAAAAGCAGACATAGCATTCAACTCTGTTTTACACGACATTTCAAATCTTTCAGACAATATGATTGTTTCAAGCAATAATCCGGCGTTAGAAACTACAGCGGAAGGAATAACTCTTTCAAAAGAGCAAGCCGCTGCAATTAATGCTATGGAGTCAAGTTCTGATAACTTCTTTGTCACAGGTAAAGCCGGCACAGGTAAATCAGTGATTCTTCGTCACTTTGTAAATACCACAAAAAAGAACGTCGCCGTGCTTGCTCCTACTGGGATTGCCGCGCTCAATGTAAAAGGTGCGACGATTCATTCTTTCTTCGGTTTGAAAAACGAAGTCATAGATGTTGACGAAATAGAAGTGTCAGACAAGAAAAAAGAAAGTTTAAAAAATGTCGACACCATTATTATCGATGAAATATCTATGGTACGCGTAGACGTTTTTGATGCCATCGATGTTATCTTAAAACAAGTTCATGAAAACAACTTACCGTTTGGAGGTTGTCAAATTATTGTATTCGGAGACTTGTATCAACTTCCTCCGATAGTGGGAAAAGACACTTCCGTACATGAATTCTTACTTAGCAGATATTCTTCGTTCTTTTTCTTCGGGACCAAACTTTTTAAAACCAACCCATTTAAAACAATCAACTTGACGCAAGTCTTCAGGCAAAATAATCCAATGTTTATTGATCTTCTAAATAGAATTAGAATCGGAGACGTGAATGAATACGTCTTAAAAGAAATCAACAAACGTTGTTTGCCTGCTCCCTCGAAAGAAAGCATTTTGTATCTAACTGAAAAAAATGCAAGCGCTGATAAGATTAATAAAGAACAGATGCAAAAACTACCTGGCGAACAGTTTACTTATCGTGCTACTATTATCGGTAATTTCGGCAAGCCTTCTCAGTATCCTACAGACGAGTTCCTTCGTTTAAAAGTCGGAGCGCAAGTAATGATGTTGCGAAACGAACCGAATAAACTTTGGGTCAACGGAACCATAGGTATCATTGCCGCGCTCAATCCTAATTCTATTGCGGTGACGATAAAAGGAACAACACATACGGTTGATAAAGAAACATGGAAAAAATATGAATATGAATTTGATAGCAAAGAAAACAAACTAATCAAAGTTGAGGTCGGACAATTCAGCCAGTTCCCTGTCAAGCCAGCATATGCAATAACAATTCACAAATCCCAAGGAAAAACTTATGATAAAGTTATTCTGAAATACGACGGAAATGCTTTCGCAGCGGGACAGACATACGTTGCACTATCACGTTGCTCATCTTACGAAGGGTTATACCTTGAGAAACCATTGACACTTGAAGACATTAAAGTAAACCAAGAAATCGTCAATTTCATGTCTGGATGTTAGTTAAAGGGCCCAAACGGGCCCTTTTTGTCATCCATCCGACCGTTAATTGTATTCACATTGGAACATACTTTTTTTACTTTCTTTTCGAAAAGTTCATGCCCGGAGTAAGCTGAACAATATTGCTCTTGTCTTCCAACGCTTTCTCTTTCTTTTCGATGTTTTTCTCGCGATCTTTTAAAGAAGCATTTAGCTTCATATACTCTGTAACATTCTTAAGTAATTCATTTTCCTGATCAACCATTGTCGGCTCAATAACTTCGTTAATGGCAAGGTAGAGCCAATCAACCACAGCTCGCGTGTTGTCATGTAAAGCGTTAATTTTCTTTACCTCGAGTTCCAGAATTTCGCGAACATCTTCCCAGGTAATCGGAAAGTCTGTCACTTGATCTGGAGTCTACTTCTCTTCTGTGAGCCACATTCTATAATGAGGTTCCTAAAAGACAATACCGGTTCTTTCAATTTCGGAAATTGCAACCTCATAAGCTTTTGCAAAATACTCTGAATATAGCATTATTTCTTCTCTCCTATTCCTCTAATAAATCTACGGATACGATCAATTATCCTACTAAACCAATTTTTACTTTTAGGAATATCCTCTTCATGAGGTACTATTTCCCATTGCGCATCGCACTCTGGAACAACGCCCATAAATAACGTCCGAGGCTTTTCGACAGGAACGTAAGTTTCACTCTGGATTGCCTCACGTTCTTCTCTTTCGTATTCTTCCTCGGCCTAGGCGTCTAACGAAATAGTGTCTACGCCAATTTCAACCAATGGTTCTATCTATAAGTCATAGATACCATAGTATACTTCTTCGTTCTTTGTTTCTTTACACATAATATCATCTCCTTAGAATAATCCTTCTGCCCACGAAATATCTCCCAGACTATCTTCAACGGCCTTCTTAGCAGCATCGGGAGCCTGAGAAGCGTCGATGATTTTAACCGTACCAACAAGATCGGCCACTGTCCCGCCTTTAGCAACGCTACCTTTGACCAGCGGATTAGCCGCCTGAATGATCTTTGAAGCATCTTTGGCAAAACTGTTGCCATACAGGTTAGAAATAGAATCATAATTCAGTTTCTTGCCTATCGCTTCAAGCACGAGGTTAAACCATACGTAGGCCATATTGTCGATTTTTTCTTCGTCAACTTCACCCAGGTGAGCCGCGACAGCCGCAGCAGCTTCGTCAAGACTTAAGGCTTCGCCTGGGCTTCCCTGTTTTTTCTTGCAGTCTCTTCTTTTTCGTTTATATGATTAACCCGGCCAAATATCTCGAGAATCTTTTCAATATCCTCTGAAGTCATATCATCATAATACGTACGAACCTATGCGCTGTTATCGAATACCGCGACTAAGAAATCGAATAGAATTTGGTCGGAATCTCTTTCTTGGTCAAATACGCCTTTATCATAGGCTAGAAACTCAGATAGCGGCACGATCTTCTATGCGCTATAGATCGATGCCGTACGGTTTCTGAAATACTTTAATTTTGTCGCCTTGATTTCTACTTTACGATCTCCAAGCATTATGCAATTTTCTTCTTTTTCAATACTGGGAACTTCCTTCGGTTTCTTTGTTTTCGAAGGTACTGCCTTTGCCGGCTTCTCGTTTTCCGGGATAGCTTTGCTCGGCAAGGCTTCAGCTGGAACCTATCTTTCCTTCATACCTTATCGTCCTTTCAAGCGAATAAAAAAGGGCTACAACCATTACAGCTGTAGCCCTAAATGCGTATTACGCGTCTCTTGCCACAACCTTTTTTATAAACCTTTTAAACAAGAAACAAAATCTCGATTAAGCCTTCTTCACGTAAGCGATAGAATAAGTAGCACCGTCGGAACGCTTAGCGTCCATAGCGCTCAGAGTCAGATCGAAAGTAGAAGCAGACTTGTAGCTGCCGTTCAGACCAGGCTGACCGGTAACGCGAGCCTTGAACACCTTCATCACGACTTCGCCGATGATGGCAGACTGAGTGCAGTCGTCGCCGGAGCCATACACAGGATACACCATAATAGCCTCGCCAATGGCAGCGCTCTTGTTGTCGATCAGAGCCTCGTGAGCAGTCTGGGTATACTCGTAGGTCACCTGGATAGGACCAGTCTGATCCTCGGTGAAAGTCACCTTGGAACCTTCAACGGTGTAGTCTTCAGCAGACAGACCCTCGATGAAGATATCGCCAGCAGGCTCATGAGACAGAGTCAGAGACTTATCGGCGGCCACGTCCAGAGTCTCGGTGAAGGGAGTCAGGAAAGTATCATTGCTCTCGAAATCAGTGGCATTAGCCATGGAGAACAGGTCGGGATAGAACTTACCAGAAGTAATGTTCATCTCAAAAGTGGATTGACCGGGCAGATAAGCCACGGGGTACATAGACCAACCCAATACGTTCAGTAGAGATCGTTACTCTCTACCCGCGAATTAACGCAGCTGCGTATTGCTACGCAGATCAGACTATATCATCATCTCAAAGAGATGCCTATCTTTTCGAATCACTTGATTCTACTCCGTTCCCGGATAGTCGTTAGGCTTTACGTTCAGAATATTGCCAATGATAGCCGGCGCAAGTCTTATGTCTTCCTTTAAGAACATCGCATATTTTACCGGGTGTCACATTCATAGCTTCAGCTGCGATCTTTATTGTTTGGTATATTTCGCCAGTTTCAACACATAACACAGCTTTTGCTCGAGGGCTTTTCTCTCCAAGCTATTTCTCTCGACATTTCTGTTTGGACTCTTCAGTCCAAACTCTGTGTCTGTTTCTTTCCGAAATAGCTTTTTTAACCTCTTCAGAATGAGTGTGTCCGAAAAAAGGATTGTCTTCTCCAGGCTGACTATATCCGCCAGATGCAAGATTGTAACCAAAACGAGGATCTTTTGCTTTCTTTTCAGCAATCAATCGACGCTCTTCGCTGGCGGCATTTTCTTTTGTCTATCCTTGCGCTAATATGACATGGTCGAAGTTTTCCCATTCATATTTTTGTATTGCATACCAGAAATACGGAGACTGTTTATAGTTTGATCCATTCTTTCCCCAGCGAATTTCCGGCAGCAAAACAGTAATCCCAACATATACTTTGCCGTTAATCTTATTAACATGCATGTATACTGTATAACTTCTTTCCATAAAAAAATACTCCTTACGCTTTAGCACGGTAAGTTGTCCCAGAAGCTCTATGTACGAATCTGGGAGTTTCTCCGTTTAGATAGGTTATTCGATGCAATTCACATTGCAAAGCGCCAGTTGTGTTTAGCGTTAACCTCGGTGTAGTTCACCTGAGGAGTCACAGAGGCATTGGTCTACTCGTCGAAATAGAAGATGCGGCCATCGCAACGTTTGAACCAGAAATGAGGAACGTCAGCAATATAGCCATTATAAGCCTTCACATAAGTAGCCATATGATTCACTTCTTTCATTTATTTATATACTAAACTTGTGTCCTCCTACAAACGCAAGCTTAATATTGTAGGAATTGGAGATCAGTAAACCTCCATATAATAAAAAGCGATAGTGTATCTTGAGTATCCTGGAGTCTTCGTTCCAGAATCCCATTCACCAGCAGGCCAGAATCTATATCCTGTTTCCTGCGTATATCGCTTCGATGTTAATAGCTTTTGAATTCTATTAGCAATAAGTACTGTGCGCATCATCAGACGATCTCTACCGACGTTATGAATATCCTTCGTTTTTACGTAGATGTCGAACGTGATCATATTTCTTTTCACGTTTGGAACTGCAGTATCGGAACCATTGCCTGTCCAGTATACAATTCTCACGTCTTCGTCAGTTAGAGTTGTGTTCGTCCAACTAGACTTAATAAAGTACTTGTCTATGAATGTGATAATGTTTGTATCTTCAGGAAGTTTCATCAGAGTTTTCAGTTCGCAGTCGGCAAAGAATATTTTTCTGATGATTTCGTTCCAGTCTTTTATCCATACCTATTGAGCCAAACCTACTCACCTCCGATTATTTCTATGTTTTCCGAAGTTCGTTCTCTACATATTCTTTAGCTATCTTCGTTATCTCAGACCTGCAGTCGCTAATTACATCTTCGACATAAGTCTTGAATAAAGAAGTAAGCATCGTCTTAATTTCCTGAAGTATTTCAGATCCTTGTTCAGAATACTCTTCGATGGGATTTCCCCATAACTGCTGCGGGACTTCACTGAGTCTTGTAGATCCATCTGGATTCGTTACAACGCCATTGTCGCCGCCAGTCTATGGTGCAGGCATGCCGTTCTCTACAACTTCAAGATAATTGCCTCTATCACCATTGTCGAAATCTATATTCAACGATACACCTCCATCGGAGGTTTCGACCGTACACTTTATATTCTCAGCAATGTTTTGCAATGCAGCAATTTCTTCTTCGTTGTCCCCGTATTCAGAACTCCGCAGCATGAATCTTGATCGTGCGAAAGCGTCAGCAGTTAGCTCAAAGCTTTTTACTCTCTCAGACTACAATAACATAACGCTATTTTGTATCTCACTCATTATACAGCACCGCCAGCAACCTTCTTAGTTTGAAGAACCTAAGTACCGGTATCGTGAATTTCGTTCACTCCAGCATAACTGATGTCGATAACAACATATGTCTCGTTACCCCATACGAACTTGTCATCAACTCGAATGCTTTTTGTTTCATTGTTCATTTGAACGGTAATAATGGTTAGCGCATTGGCCGACAAACCAGGAGTACCAGAAATAGCACTATACTCAGGTCTTCCGTCATATCGGTAAGCATTTGCTGGAAGCTTTTCAAACAAGATCTTGTCGCACTCTTCCTCGATAACGTACCCATCAATATCGACAACTTCTTCTTGGTGTCTGAACATCGTTAAATGCATATTGCAACGCAGCGCTCGAGAAGGAGCATTGTTGCTTTGCTATGCAACTTCCCAGTCTAAAATATACGCCATGCCTTTAGGATCAATGATCATGTCACCTTTTTCAATGCCGCTATTTACATCGGCACGAATATTCATGTTGTTATCCGTGTTCGCATATCGACTCTTTGTAGAATCTGGATAGATTTCACATCGAATCGTAGAAGGCTGATAACCTTCTTTATACTGGTCATACCAATTATGGAGAAGGGTAAAGTCCATAACCGTATTTGGAATATCGTTACTGAGGAATTCAGTAAAGTCAGCAGCTAATGTTCTCGGAATAAAGAACCTTGACTTTGTTCCTTCAGCAATATATGGCTTTGTCGTCATAGCGCTGACTCCTTCCATCACTTATTAGATAAAGAATCAATAATGCGTGCAACCATCTCGCTCGAACTAATGCTCGCGCAGTTCACGCCTTTATAATAGAGGTTTCGAGGTAGTCGTTCGATAGCGTTGGCTTGATCCAGCAGCTTATGTCTGATGTGCTGAAACCTGACCATCGTTCCCTCGTCCCATTCATCCTTGGACTTATTATCTTGCAAATAATACAGCAAATCTTCGACATCCACGATGATGCGAGTCTATTGTCTCTTCATCATCTCCGAATATTGTTCGAAATCATATGTCTCTTCGCCTACATTCTCTAAAGAGCGATTACGGTAGGCGATCTTTACAGAAAAATCATTCATTCTTTTCACCCTATAACCTTCACATTTTTTGCTTATAAAGCAAACCGCACCATCTTATAGTAGATGATTCTACGTTCTTGTTCCAATTTATCGATAGTATCTTGAAGATGAACATACGGCTTATCGGCGTTGGTAACAGTTAAAGCGTCTGTTGTATAACCAACGATGTTGTTTACATCTGCTTGAACTTTCTTGAAAAAATTGATTTGAGCACAGATAAGCACATATTCTTCTTCGTCAAGCTCTAGATTCTCTGAGAAAATCTAAGCTCCATCGACTTCTTTGATGTAGTCAGCTTTAAACTGCAGTGCGCGGCCAGTATCGATATACAGTCTTTTTAAACCATACACGATCATGTCGCTATAATTTTCCAACAGTAAAGGTTCTGGAGTTCTTTGCCATTCGGTCCTGCTTTTCAGTTCCTCGGCCAAATTGATAATAGCGACGCTCATTGACCGCACCTCCGTTTATTAGTCTTCAAGCCACTCTTTGGCAGGAATCTTCGCCTTTAGAATCTTCAGCTTTGAAGCGGGAAGATCCATGTTCTTCGCCACCATATAGACAGCATGAAGCTCTGCGGGATCGTCAATATTGCTAAGCCCAGCTTCAATCTGTTTCGCAGACTTACGAAGCAGAGCTGTAATTTCGTCGTCATTCATATGAACCTGAGTATCTTCATCAACATAGATGCCGATCTTCTCGAAGTCCACGTCCTTGCCGTCTTTGTCCACGGCTACTAGCATCTTAGATGCAAAAAACTTTGTATCATTACAGATGCTTTCAATGTATTGAATGTCCATAGCAGACATCATTTTAAAGCTTCCAGCTTTAATATTTGACTGCAGGCCATTCATCTGAACAACACCGATGTCGTGTTTACACCGATTGTATACGCGATAGGATTCTTCCATCATACCTTATACCTCTCTTCGAATCAAAGCAGAAGGGAGAGGTTGCCCTCTCCCCTGCTGCTATCGTTTATTAGTTGATCTTGTAAGCGCCGATGGTTGGCAGCTGACCAGCGCAGAAAGCAGCGCCGAACCACTGATCCAGACGGACTTCGAAGACCATGTCGTCGATGTTCTGGTTCTCAATAGAGTTCACAGCACCCTCGTTCACCAGCTTCAGGTTGCGGGCGTCGGCAGACATACCGCCGGGGATGATGTACAGCCAGTTGGGATCCAGGATGGGAGTGGTGGAGCCACCCTCATAACCGTTGTTCATGGCGATGACATCGCAGCCATTGTAGCGGCCAATGAAGCCGTTGTTGTTGGCCTCGTTGATCTGCTCATTGGAGAACTGGTTGTTGGTAGCGGACATAGCCATACCAGTCAGACCAGCCTACTGGCTCACAGCAGCCATATCGCCAAGAATGGTCACAGGACCCAGACGACGGAAATAGGCCAGCTGGGCATCCAGAGTAGCCTTCACGACGCCGTTACCGGAAGCATAGAAGGGAGCAGCATAATTATCGATGGAGTCATGCAGAACCTTCTCCACAGCCACCATCTTCTTGTTGGTGATCTCCTGGTTGGCTTCACGGATCAGGTCAGCAATATTCACGCGACCGCTACGCAGATCCACGATGTTGATGGCAGGACGAGCAGAGATTTCCTCTGTCTCCAGAGAAACCTGCTTGCCAGACACGTAGGAACGAGCAGTGGTGGCACCCTTGGCCTGGATATAAGCCTTGATGTTGCCAGTGCGAATATTGAAAGCGGCCTTGTCGTTGTAGCCGATGTTCTTGATATCAGCAACGTGATTCAGGAAATCCAGCTCATGCTGCTGAAGTTCATCGATGGTATAAGCGATGGTCTGAGCAATCTCGTGACGGTTTTCAGGAGTCAGATCCTTAGTCAGTTCGGCAATGATCTCAGCGGCCTCGTCGGCAGACTGGGGCTCAATGCGCTCTTTGCGAGCCTGAGAAGCAAGCACCTTGATCAGCTTGCTATCGCGATTCACTTTAATATTAGCCATTATTTCTCACCTCTTCTTTCTTCCAGATTAACCGACAGTACCGTCGGCCTGCACGCCGTACTCGGTGCCAGCAGCGGGAGTGCCAGTAACCTTGTCGGTCACGAACTCCTCACCCACCTGCAGAGGATGGGCACGCAGCAGCTTGCCAACGGCAGTAGCGTAAGTGTTCAGGTCATAGTCGACAGCATCGTTAAACTCGAAGCCGTTCTCGACCAGATAGTAGTTGCCAGCCAGCTTATTCACAACAAAGCGATAAGCAACCACACCATCATAAATGTCGGTAACTTCCTTGCAGACAAGCTTAGTGTCAGCATCAGCAGTAGGCATAACCAGCTTACCGGCATTCTCGCCGGTGCCCAGCACCATCAGCACGCCGTTCTCGACAGCGGCGTCAGCACCGTTGGTCAGCTCACCTTCGTACAGGTAGCCCTGCAGTTTGGTCATGTAACCAGCCATATATATCACCTCATATATTCATTCTTAAGCTCTCTCGAGAAGAGAGTAGCTAGTAGACTTCGGAGCTTTCTCCAGAAGTTTGTAAGGAGCTTCAGTCGCGATTTCCGCGATAAACGGATTGACGACGACTTCTTCTTCCTTTTTCTCGGATGCAACTACGACCTCGGGTTTCTTAAGCTCAGCAATTTCGCGCTTCAGATCCTCGATCATAGAGCGAAGTTCGGCGATAACTTTATCAGTTTCGCTCTCTTCGTGATTCTCGGATTCGGCAGTCTCAGTTTCAGCAATCTCTGTTTCGGCAACAGATTTATCCTGATCTTCAACTTCGATCCGAGTGGAAACGTGCTCTTCGTGAATGTCACGAACAGTGGTAGACTCACCGGTTTCATTGTCATACGCATGCACTTCGTCAATTTCAGTATGATTGACATGGACATAAACTTCAGCGGTCTGCTCTTCGGCAAGTTCCTCGGTAGCAGCCTCTTCCGCAATGACTTCCTCGGTGGAGTCTTCCTGCGCAGTTTCCTCAACATTTTCTTCTGCAACAACTTCTTCAGTCGTTTCTTCAGCCGCAGATTCGACAACAGTCTCTTCTGCGATAACTTCGGCAGACATTTCTTGCTCAGTCATTTGATCTGCCTCCTTTCCTATGCCATTGATTTCGGCCACCAATTCTCTGGCAACAGCGGTCGGACAAGCCGGGAAAGATACGATACACATACCTTCAATATAATTGTTATCGGCCTTGTCGATCAGGATCGTGTCGTCATCCAATTCTTCGTAGGATCCACAAGAGATCTCGAAACTGAACTTCAGATTGTCATCTGCAAAAAGCTCGCTGACAGCCTTACACACTTTCTTGTTGCGCTTAAAAATTCTGGCATACCCAATTAGGGCCACCTCTCCGTTCTTCAGTTCCTCTTTTTCAAACTTATAAAAAGATCCGATAATGGAAGAAGAAAAAGTCCCGGTTTTGGGATTATAACAATGGCCCAGTTTTTCATATCGACCCTTCACTAAATTCACTACATCTGCGCATAGTGGCAGGCCGACATACTTGTCTTGATTTTCTACGATCTCGTCAAGAAAGTCCTCGGTACATCTCACACCGTTAAGGTTAGCCGATGGAACCGTGAACATGATCATCTTGGCTGTCATATATAAATCTGAAGACTGTAACTCGGAGGCAGATGCGACGAACGTTTTAATTACGTTTTGCATGTCACATTCTCCTTAATGCTTTACGCTCTCAAAGGTAGGAGGACAATGAGTGCGCTTGCACAGATATATAAGAAGCAGGCGAACCTGCGACTTATCAAAAGAGAGGTCGATCCGAAGACCGACCTCCATAAAACTTTCGCTCTTTCGGGCAGCGAAATACCCAGGTTTCTGTTTACCATAAACACATCACCCGAATTCTTTACCGTCGCTCGGAAACGACCCGGTATCAAAAGAAACCACATCTTTATATAAGAATTTAATTTTGTCAACTGACTTGTCCACATGGAAATGGCCGCAATACCATTTTGAGTATTTGAGCTTACCTTCAATCTCTTCCTACCACTTTTCCGTACTGTTGTCTACGGTACTCTGGTCAACCCAAGGTAAGAAGACTTCAACAGGCTGATATTGAAAAGGGCATGTGTGAGTAAACACATAGTCAACTTCCCAACCGATAACATTCAGCCAATGTTCAACTTCGATTTTGATTGCTTCGGAAGGTTGCTCGTCGGCCCACCAACCGTAGTTATTCTACAGTCTATATTCTTTATCTACACTATAAGCACCGCCGACAACGAGAACATTTTTGCCGCAAATAGTGAACAGCCCGTCTTTTGCAAAATACAAAGACGGGTATTTTTCTTCAACATATGCTTTGCCGCCAAATGCTGGTACTATCTTGTAATTCTCCAGAGTTTCAGGCCGCATCTCGTGATTGCCATGAATACAAAAGAATGATATCGGCAGCGATTCTGCTTTTCTCTTCATATACTCGTCTCTAAAGCCGCCATAGTAATTAAACCCTGCGTCTCCGAGCACGATAACGACATCTTCTTTTGTGGTGCGGTATTTCAGCGTGATATAAAGAATATTGTCCTAGTTTCCATGCAAGTCGCCTGTTATATAAATCATAATAGCTAATCTCCTTTATTTACCTTTATTCTTCCATGCTTCCATCCGGGTTCGAAGGTTTAGGCTGTTTGCCTCGCTCAGCGGCATCTGGATCTGAGTTGCGTTCTTCGTCTGTCATTTCAGGACGTCCAGCCCCGTCGTTGCCTTCATTGGCAACCGGCTTCTGGTCACGCGGCATAAACGCCTCGTCAGTTCCGTCGGTCGCTTCCTTTTCTCTCTGCGCCTTCTCGATATCGACGCTATAACCTTCGGTTTCAAGCATAGTCTTCGTAGAGACAACGCCACGTTCCCACAGAGATCTGCAAGCTTCTCTCAGAGCTTTCTTACCAGCCATATCAAGAGGCTGGAAAGAGAACTTAGGAGTTTCTTTCAGATTGTAGGTTCCTTCGATTTCTTCCTTCAGCCGTTCGTTGATGGCATTCATAAGTTCACAGAATTCGTCACGAGCGGCTTCAATGCGAGCAGCCGCAGTATCCATAGACACCTTGGCAGAAGCAAAAGTTGAGCCGTCTTCGGAAATACCACTAACAAGAATTCCGCTTACGCCGCCAGCAGAAAGAATATCGTTGTTCACGTCTTTGTATTTGTCCCACTGGAAAAGATCGTCCAGCTTGGGTTGGACAACCGACGCAGAGGCAAGATGATTAGTGACAACCAACGGGAAGCCACTCATGCCTTTCTGGAAAAGGCCGCGAACCTGACTAAGTTCTGGAGCGCCAGGAAGAATATCATTACCTTTGTTTTTGTCACCATAGGTAACATGAACGAAGCTGCGAATACCAAGGTTCAGCACAGCATCTTCGTACTGTGAAATAAGTTCCTTCTTTGCAATAGAAGGTAGACATGACGCAATAAAAGGAATTGAGTATCTATGCCAGCTTTCTTTGGGACCCTGGAACACGTAAGTATTGTCAGGATTCAGCTGAGCGTACTGTGCGCCTCTATTGATAGCGTCAACAACTTCGTCTGGATAGCCGGAGAAGTAGGTTTTACGATCGCTGTCTTTGATCCAGCCTTCCTTCACCGTATACCCCTTGGCTTTCCATTCGTTGATGATTGATTGACAATCGTAGTCAACGATGGGCCTACCGTTTAAAGCCACGTTACCGATTCTGCATTTGTGAACTGGCTATGTGATGATGTGGCCTTTATGAAGGTAGATGTACACATTGCCGTACTTCCAATATTCCTAGAAGACACCTTCCAGCTTTTCTTTGAGCCGCATCTTGCGATACTGCTCTTCGTAGAGCTTGCAGGTCTTATCCTTGGCACCATGCAGCACCCAAGGCGAACAAGTAGAATAAGGCGTGAATACGTGTTTGACAATGCCTCTCACGATAGGATCAGCGTCGACATAGTAGTCGGCCTACTTGTAGAGGTCAATGATATGATTCTGCTTGTCTCTCAAGATGCTGCCGTAGTCGTAGCCTACAAGCTCTCCGTTGAAAGTAATGTTGCTATTACTAAAAGATTGAATCTGCGTTTCGTCAGCGTCATTCTTTGCGCCAACAACAATGTCCTTTCTTTCTTCAACAGAAGAAGGTCGAGACTTTTCTTTGATTACTGTTTTAGGTTCACGTCTGAATCTATCAAAAAAACCCATGAGGCAACGACCTCCTTTCTTAGAAGTGTGATGCGACGCCTATGCAAACAGGGCCGCGTTTATATTTTTTTACATTTTCTTTCTCCAACTCGCAAATAAAGTCATTACCCATTGCGAGACTGGAGTATCTATCCTTGTGCATCGAGTTCTTAGGAACGTCGTATAGCACGTTGCCGCTTGCGCCAACCTTCGAAACAATGTTGCCCATTTCGAATTGCAAAGCGTCGGCTTCAATGAAAACTGCCATCTCTTGCATCGGCATGCGCTTCGAGACATCTTCGATCTCTGATTGTTTTGCCTGGATCGTGCGGCTATTAACAGGTAGCTCTATGGTTTTCTTTTCGAGAGCGACGCGAAGATTTGTGTAAATACGCTGGTTCAGCGTCTGCACTGCTCTGAAAGGATGGAGAACTTGTAAAGCCGCAGAATTATGATTCGGCGTGTCGTCTACGACCAAAGGAGGGTATTCCTTCCCCGTCATTGGATCAACGTACTCTTTATCGAAGAAACGATCAAGGCTGTCGCCTAGGCCGCGAGCGTCATATATAATCTTTTCCGCGTTTGGAAAAGAAATATGATAAAGCCGTCGAATCTCGTCTGCTAAAACATCAAGCGTTTTACCGTGGAAACTCTTCATCTATACGAGCTTCTTTGCAAAAGTACCGTCCATGCGCTCAGTGAACTTAATCACGCTGATAATGCTGTTGTCAGCATCCTTGGCGTCAGACGTAGCAATGTCCAAAGAAATAACATATCTTGATTTAGAGTTCTTAGGTTGTTCGAGCTCGATCTTCTGTAGCGTTCGACAACTCTGTGTCTACTCGTACGGGAAGGCTGAATTGGAGTTGGCTCCAACAAACTTAGAACCATATTCCATATCGAAGACTAAAGCCGGCATACGTTCCTTTTCCTTCATAAAGAAGTCCATGTCGGTAATACCGTTAGCCGCAGCTGCGTTGTAGTCAAGAGCGCAAGCAAACATACCCGGCGTACCTTTAGCCATCTCTTTAGTCACTCGAAGAAACTCGTCGTAGAAAGAGTTTGACTTTGGGCATGCAGAGGTAATGTTTACCGTCTTTGACGCATAGTCTTTGAAACCATAGTTGAAAGAAATCTCTCGTCTATAGTTTTTGATAGGCGACACGATAGCGTCCTGGTCTTCTTGGTCAACTTCAGGACACTCGTCGATAACGATGATCTTAGCGCGAAGACCTCTCATCGCGGTGATCGCGAAAGATTCGATAGACGAACCATTTTTATAATTCGCTTTACCTTTGTCTTTCGAAAGCTGCACTAGAGATCGTGCGCCGTTGGAGGTAAGCTCGTTAGCAATGTTTGGATTCTGGTCAGCAAGAAGCTTCAGCTTTTGAAGTACAAGCGTAGCCTGTGCGGCTGTACCAG